TCAGGCTTCTACTGTTCGCATCAGGGTTGCCAGCTCATCTTTCACCGACTGTACCTGCGGGCCGATAACCACCTGCAAATTGTGCTGATTTAACTGTACCACGCCGATCGCCCGGTTGGCTTTCAGGGCGTTGGTATCCACTTTTGACATATCCGCCACCGACAAACGCAGGCGGGTAATGCAGTTATCCAGCGAGGTAATGTTATCCGCACCGCCCAGCGCCGCCAGAATGGCAGGGGTGTTATAGCCGGATTTGCCCACGGTTCCTGCAACCGCCTGTTCGACGCTGGTGGCTGTTTCAACATCACGGCCTGGCGTTTTCAGGTTGAAGCGGGTAATGGCGAAGCGGAAGATGCCGTAGTACACCGCAAACCAGATGGCCGCCACGACCGGTACCAGATACCACTTGGTGGAAAGACCATGCAGGATACCGAACACCACGAAGTCAATCACGTTGCCGTCGGTATTACCGATGGTGACGCCCAGCACCGCCATGACGGTAAAGCCCAGACCGGTCAGCACGGCGTGGATGAGATACAGCACCGGCGCAACAAACAGGAACAGGAATTCGATAGGCTCAGTGGTCCCGCCGACGACGCAGGCGATCACGCCGGAGATCAGCAGCCCTTTAATTTTATGGCGGTTTTCCGGACGCGCGCAGTGGTACATCGCCAGTGCCGCACCCGGCAGGCCGCCAAGGAAGGCTGGCATTTTACCCTGAGACAGGAAGCGGGTGGCGCTTTCAGAGAAGCCATGAGTGGTCGGGCAGCTCAGCTGCGCCTGGAAGATGGTCAGCGCGCCGCTCACATCGTGACCGCACACCTCCATGGTACCGCCCGCTTCGGTGAAGCGAATCAGGGCGACCAGGATATGCTGCAGGCCAAACGGCAGCAGCAGACGCTCACCGGTACCGAAGATCATCGGACCAAAATCGCCCGCGCCGTTAATGATGCGGCCAATACCGTTGATGCCCATCGCAAAGACTGGCCAGATCAGCGGAATGATCAAACCAAACAGACCCATCACCACCAGGGTAATAATTGGTACAAAGCGGGTACCGCCGAAGAAGGCCAGGGCATCCGGCAGGCGGATATTGTGGAAGCGCTCGTGCAGCATCCAGATAATCACCCCGGCGATCACCGCGCCGAGGATCCCGGTATCAATCGACTGGATACCAATCACGCTCTGAATGTTATTGGCTTTCAGCACGGCAGCGTCGGTTGTCGGCAGAATGCCTTTCGCGGTCAGCCAGAAGTTAACCGCCAGGTTCATCACTGCGTAACCCACAAAACCGGCAAACGCCGCCACACCTTTGTTCTCGCGCGCCAGGCCCAGCGGGATAGCGATACAGAACATCACAGGCAGGAAGCTAAATGCGAAGGAGCCGACTTTACTCATCCAGATGAATCATGATTGAAGTGATATTAATATTTTAAATCAGATAGTTAAGGTTATGCGGTTTTTCTATGGGGCATCAGTGGGGCATTTTGAGTAAATGATGCGTTCAAAATGCCCACCTGGTCATGGTTATTCTCGGTCATCCATTTGCCGTAAACCGTGAATAGCATTTGCGCTGACGAATGTCCCATCTGGTGCGCAACGAAATTTGGGTTCGCTCCGGCGACCAGTGCCCAGCACGCATATGTGTTTCTTGTTTCATAAGACCGTCTTTGCCGGACGCCTGCACGACGCAGGGCAGTGCGCCATGCTGAATTAATGGATCCGGGAACGTAGCACATCGTCTTCTTACCGTTCATTGAAGTAATCGACGGGGAGAATATAAAGGTGCATTCATCGGTTCTCTTTTTTTTGTATTCCCGTAGGCTGACGCTTACCTTGTGGGATGCCATCATTCTGGTCAGTGGCATTTGCGCCTTGAGGGCATCAATTGCTGGCTGGGTCAGCTGTATGGTTCGAATCCCGGCGTTGGTTTTTGGCAGGGTGAAGTTACCCTTCAGGGAATAGTTCCGTGACACCGTAACAGTCCAGTTAACGGTATCCACATCCTCCCAGGCTAACGCGCTTAGTTCGCCATGCCTGACGCCTGTATTTACCGCAAAGATAACCATATTCTGAAACTGTAGCGTTGGGCAGGCCGCAACCACTCGCTGATACTCATCAGAAGTAAGAGGATCTGGAACGGGCCTTTCTTTTGCAAGTGGGGTGATGCCTGCCATCAGATCGGTTTTCAGGTAGCCACTTTTGAAAGCAAAGCCCAGCATCCCGCCAAGACATGCCATATAGCTATTAACTGTAGGAACGCTCCTTCCCTTTTTGGGTGGATGATTCAGGCCATGCCTGGTCTTCTGCCAGCCGTTCAGTAGCTCCTTCCTGGCACTAAGGATATCTTCAGTGTTCAGGCTGCCGATGTACCTGTGCTCACCAATTGTTTCGATAGTGGTTGTGAGGTGGCAATCGTAACGCCTCAACGTCCCGAGGCTAAGCTCCATCTCCTTAAGGCCAAGCCATTTCGATTTCAGTTCAAGTAGTGAGATTTGCTTTCTGACGGTACTAAATTTCTCTGAGTTCGATGAATCCGGGAATTGTGAGGCATAATTGAATGTGCCTGTCTTTATCGCAAAGCAGACCGAAGCCCGAAGCTCACCTGCCATTTTCCTGTTTTTCGGCGTGTCAGGAACGCCGAGATTTTCCCTGACACGCTTCCCCTGATATATGAACCATATGCGTAACGATTCTCCATGAACCTCTACGCCTGTTGGGTATGCTGCCATAATCATTCCTCGTTTGATGTGCCAAAGGACATTTAAGCAGATATTCTCCGGCGTTTCGCTGGGCTTTGGTGCTCGATCCAGTGGTTTATCTCATCGCGGTTATACATGATTGGGCTGTTTTGCTTAGGTGCCATATCAGGGGCAACATGGCGATAATGCTTTCCCTCCATCCAGGTAGACCGGCGGGCATGCTGAATCATGTGCTTTGACATGCCGGTTGTCGCAGTTAAAAGTTCCTCTGTGACCCATTTGTTTGGTACCAGCTGAATAATGTCGCTCATGGTTTTCTCCAGGCAATAAAAAACCGCCCTCAGGCGGATTCGTTAGGCTCGCTATTCACGATGTCGTAAAACTGACCGTAAGTGAGCTTTTGGAAGTTGTCGGGGATTACCACATTTCCATGCTGATCTTCGATGTTGTTGGGGATGGCAAATACCAGACAGTCATCACGCGCCGGCGCTTTGCCGCCATAAGTCGAAAGCATAGCGAAACCAAATCCACGACCAGATTGACCGCCTATTCCTGTACGCATAATCCCGTAATGATTAGTGATGTAGTCATTCCACTCAGGTAGGGCCTTTAGCTTGGCGTTGGTTTCATGGATAACAGCATCAAGCTCTTTGTTATACGCGCGACCTTCTTTTGTGTTTCCTTTCCCGCGAGCGATCACTACTCGCTTCCCGTCCCAAAAGTCCTCACGCTTTATTGTCATAGTGCATGGGAACTCATAACCCTTCTCCCAAACGAAGCTTTGCAGCAATCCTCCACCGCCACCCCAACTACGAGTTGTTGTCCATGCTATAGCGCCAACCAGTTCTGCTGCGGCTGGGAGAATTGAGTTGCGTTGATTGTTAATGACATCGTATGAGCTGATAAGCGACTTAACATCATCACCTTCAACCATGTAGTAATCATAAAATTTGCTTTGGTCTGACATAATCTCTCCTCATGCCGCACGCATAGCGCGGAGCTTCTTCAGGTGTTCTGCTGTTTCGATTTCTTCAGCGATCCGCTCGGCCTCTGCTTTGGTCAGCGGCTCGAAATCCTGATTAAAGCGGCCCATGCTGGCAATGCAGGTGCGGCCGTTGCGGATGTAGTGGATGACTTCGTGGGAAACTCGTCGTTATAAATAAGCTGATCAATACCTTCGGTCATGCAGCCTCCCGCCTAGCTAGTAGCTTTGTACCAAACTCCATCAACACATCTCGCTCAACCGTAGTGAACTCACAATGCGTGCGGGGGTATGGCCGCCAAATAATCAGGATGGATCCTTTGCTATTTCCCGAGACCGGCTTACCGGTGACAGGATTGATAAATGCCAGCCGACCGGCGGTGATGAAGCGAACCTCGCTGGCGGTCTGGATAGCTTCCTTAAACCAGCCAACCGAAGTGTCAGCCGGCACCAGCATGACCGTGCCAATCTGATTGTTGCTCTCGGCAGCGGCCTTTTTAACAAACGGCGTGATGTCGCTGTATGGAGGGTTAAGCCAGACGTAGCCGGGAATACTCATGTAATCAGCCCAGGGCGTTTCCAGCGTGTTCTGCTCGGCGGTGATGAACTTCCGGCACAGCGCATTATGCGGCGCGGCGGCGGCATCCAACTGGAAACAGAACTCAGCATCAAGGGAAGCGAAGAGGGCTGGTGGAGTGCGCCAGAGGTCGCGTTGGTCGAGCGGTGTTTTACTCCCGCCATAATCACCGTTCAGCTTCTCTGCTGGCAGCGCTGCGGCCATGCGCTCACCAATCCAGCGCATAACCGGTACTGCCATGCTATTGCCGATAGCTTTGTAGCGCGGCCCGTCTGGGCATTCATCAGCACCCTTCCCGCGCCAGCCGATCAGAGTGTGATTATCTGAAAAGCCCTGAAGGCGCTCGCACTCAATCGGTGTTAGGCGGCGAACTGACATACTCATTGCGACTCCATGCCGGTCGGCGACAGTGAGGCATGGTGATACATCGTGCATAGGTTCAGTTGCGTTTCCGCCGTTTTCAGGGGCGCGGCCTATCCAGTTACCGGGAATACCGTATGCCACGTGCGGGAACTGGTCGCTCATCCCCCTGCCGTGGTCAGATTTAAGCTTAGGAAACACCTCATCACTTGGCGCTGCGCCTGCTGCCCTTGTCAGATTGCCAGGTTGAAATGCTAACGCAGAATTTACGACTATCGGTGCTTCGTGGTTGCAGGTGAGCGTAGGCGCGGAATTGTCCGTTTTAATCTCGGCACCGCCCTGCCCGTGAGCCATAGCGATAATCGGCGTTCCGCGCCCCGTTCCGTCCTCGCTTCCGTCAAAGCCTTCTGCTTTCAGGGTGTGGGAAATGTCGCCATTAACCGACTGAGCTATAATCCCGCATCCTCGCTGGCTGAACAGTTCCTGATTGCTCTGGCCTATTCCTCCGATGTTGTGTGACTGGTTGAGGGTTGTGTGAGGGTTTGCTGGGTTATCCCAGTGACTACCGACTTTAGTACGCTCTCCAGCATTTCTGGCAATTTCCGGTTGCGATTCTCGGCGCGGCGCAGAATCCCGTCGCACGCTGTCGAGCTCAAAAAGTACCGCTGCGGGATCGAATCCTTTTCGAGCACTTGCGACAACGAACACACGGCGGCGTCGTTGGGCCACTCCGAAAAATTGAGCATCAAGGACGCGCCAGGCGATAACCCTTTCTGGTCCAGACACACAACCAGCGTGCGTCCATTTTCCCCCTGCTGGCTGCAACTCACAGCTTTCTCCGGCAAGCCCTGCCAGAAAGCACCCGAAGGCATTGTCTTTGCTGCTGAGAACGCCGGGGACGTTTTCCCAGACGATGATTGATTCTGGCTTACCGCGTTCGCGGCGCTTTGCGTCGATTGCATTGGCTAATTCCACATAAGAGAGAGTTAACTGCCCGCGGTCGTCAGAAAGGCCTTCACGCAAGCCTGCGATGCTGAATGCCTGGCAGGGCGTACCACCGACCAGAACATCAGGCGCTTCGACATCACCAGCGCGCACCGCATCGGCGATTTTGGTCATGTCGCCAAGATTGGTTACTTCTGGCCAGTGATGGGCGAGGACGGCTGAGGGGAATGGTTCGATTTCAGAGAACCACGCAGGTTTCCAGCCGAGAGGTTCCCAGGCTTTGCTGGCGGCTTCGATACCGCTGCACACGCTTCCGTATTTCATGATGCACGCTCCGGATCGTTAACATCCCAGCCATTACGCTCAATATTGGTTTGCAGCCGCTTATCTCCGACCTCATCAATGCTGCGGCCGGTAATCTCTGCGACTTCAGCATTTGAGTGTCGCCACAAGAGCGCCAGCTCTTCGAGTGACCACGCTTTCATAGCACTGACTCCATTTCGTCGATGTAGAGGCCCTGAGCAATCAGTCGGCTACGGCGGGCGGCGCGAGCAATGCACTCCTGCCGTCTGCCTTCCTGCGACTGCTCTATTGCGCGCCGGGTGAATAGCCGCGATTTACCTTGCGGCGTTACAACCTTCGGCTTCGTTACGAGGTCGAAAGTGCGGTCACAGATGCCGTCTTCGTTGAGCCATTTTTCCGACTCAACGATCTGCGCAATCTGTCCGGAGCCGCGGGTAATGCCGTTGGCGACCCGGTTAAACTCGATGAGCGTTACGCCAAACTTCTCAGCGATTTCGCTGCCGGTTACCGGGCGGCCGCGCGTCTGAATCATCCAGATAACGCGCTCACGAAGGCCGGAGAATTGCCCGGTTCGCCCGGGCCTGCGGTAGAAGGGTGTGCGTTTCATGCTGCACGCTCTGTGATTTTCTGAATTTCAGATTCCAGATCTGCAATGAAGCTCTTAACCTCAGACTCGATTTCGCGCGCCAGTTCTTCATCGAAATGAATGCGCTTCTTGAAATAGGCGAGGTCAGGCGGCAGGCGATCATCGAAACTAACGAAATCACACCATTTCCGCCCGGTGCACATCATCTGCGCATGCATTTGCAGCATGTACTGGCGCTTTGGCTCGCCAGTTTTCAGCGTTTCAAGATGGGTCCAGGTGTTGGGGCATTTGATTTCGATAAGCCCGTCGTCGTTGACAAGTCCGTCCGGGCTGGCTGCGAATCCGGGTATGGATGGGTGATCGATGAGTCCAACTTCAGTGATTTCCGCATCGAACTCATTCAGCGCGTACATTTCGCGCGCCACTGGCTCAAGTTCAGTGCCGCGCATCATCGCGGCATTCGAAAACCCTTCCTCCAGCTTCCCGGTCAGCCGTTGGCAAATCAGCTCGGCAATGTAGTTCTGGCGGCTGGTGGAGTAGCCCGACTTAGTCCTGGCCATGACATCAGCCAGGCGACTGGCTGTGACCTTGCCGCAGCGCGCAGCAAACCATTCAGGGGTGCGTTGCTCCATCATTCAGCCTCCGTATCTGCGACATTGACAGGTTCAGCGTTGTCGACGGCAAGACTCATGTCATACATGCGTCGCTTCTCAACTGCGCCGATCACCTGCTTCTCTTCAGCGCTCAGCGCCACCCAGAACTCCTGATACTTAACGGTTCCAAGGCGCGCGGCTGACTCACCTTTTGCGATCAGATCCGGGCGACGGCTATCTGATTCATGGCCCGCATGAACCTCTGCCGTTGTTCCTTCAATCACTCGCTCTGCCTCGTCCTGGTCGAAGATGCCAGCGAAACCAAAGGCCAGACGCGCGCACTGGATCAGCGTCTTGTGGCGAAGCATGCGGGTAGGGTGGGACTGCCATGGCTGAGTGTTGCGCTTACACTCTCCCATGTACTCGGTGACGATAGTCGGGTGCTTACGGTCTTTGCGGTAAATCTTGCAGGTGCACGCGCCTTCCTCTTTGTCGTAAGAGAACTCCATGCCGTCAAACTGAGGATGTTCGTTGATAATGCGAGCCCATCCATCAACGCCGACGACCGGGACAATCCCGCCTTTATCTGGGAATGCGTAAATCTCTTTGGTCCATGGGTTCAGGCCGTACTGGTTGGCGACGATCAGCAGGGCAGTAAACTGCTCGTCGGTGACGTTACCGCCTTTGAACGCTGTGTTCTTCAGCGTATTCATCAGGTCCGTACCGGCATCCATGCCGAGGCGTGCGGCCAGTTTCCCGGCCATGGTGGAAAGTGCAGTACTCATTGTTAATCCCCTCAAAAATTAAAACGGACAGCCGGTACGGTGTTCCCAGTCGTGTTCCGCCTGGGCGTAAGCAACTGCCGAAATGAAATCGTTGTAGGCCTCGCCGGCTCTATCGCTGCGAAGTCCTTCGTATGGGCTGGAGTCGATCGGGACAGTGAAGTGGAAGAGGCCGGACGGCTCTTTTGGCATCATGTCGATGATTTGCTGCGCCCGGTCGTCGATCCACTTCTCTTTCTCGTCTGTGAGCTGCTGCTCAACCCAGCGCCGATCTTCGATGCGGTCGTAAGTGAGGTACGCGTTCATGGCTTAACTCCTGAAGTTTGGATGTGCAGATCCCGCCCGCAAAAAGCCAGGCCGTTCGGTTGAATAGGGTGGTTAGTGCTGGATGGGGTTGCCGTGACCGTCCAGAAGGACGTCAATCACGCAGTCACTGAGGCGGATGATTTCTGCATCGGTGTGCAGGTATACCCATTTGCGCTCCTGAATGACTGCGGAGACGCGATAAGTGCGGCCTTCATGCAATGCCATCATGCCTGGAGTGACGCACTGGCGAATGAGCGGGGTAGTGCCGTAGTGGTGCATCATTTTTTCCCCTCCACCTGAGCCAGTAAGCCAGCAACGTGCATCTGCCAGCGGTTAAGCGTCAACTTTTCACGCGGGTTCGATACCGACGTCAGCTGCCACTCGTTATCGTTGAGCTTTTTGGCTGTGTACTGCTTGCCGTTGTAGGTGACTGTCATGATGCCTCCCGGGCGCGGAGCATCTCGTCGGCCATTTCGTAGGCCCAACCAGGAATAGCTCCCTGCGGCTCATGCGCTGATATCATTGCCTGCATAGCCTTAGCTGCGAAGTAGTCACGCAGCGTCATGCCCGGGCCAGAGTATTTGGAGTCGTAATTATCATCTCGGGTTGGAAACGCCTGTTCGTATTCTTTATTGCTCATAAATCCTCTTGGCCTTATCGCGGCGAACGGAACGGTTAATACAAGACTTCAACGCATTTATTCAGTGTTTCAATGGGCGGTGGATGGCCGCCGGTTGTCATAACTAAGCCGCCTCGGAGAAGCGACTGAGGTATGAAAAAACCCGCCGTGGCGGGTCTTCAGAAATAGTCTTTGTGGTCGTGCATCGCTCGCTCGAGGATTACCTTTGCATCTTCAAAGCTCGAAGATTCAAAAGCCTCTCTTATGGCCTTAGCCAGGCAAGTCGCATCGCTTTCATAGTCATCAGCTCTGCTTTCCCAGTTTGATGCCTCTTCTTCAGCCTCATAAAGGCGATCGCCATACTCGCACTCGAGTTCCTGGCGCACTTCATCACGAAGCTTCTCCTTGATGATCTCGGAGGCTTCTTCAATCGGCATTGTTTCCAGAATCGTCTCTGGCTGATGAGTGCCGTATTTCAGTGAGATGTCAGTAGCAAACATGCAACCTCCAAAAAATGCCCGCGCGCTGGCTGGCCAAGAAGACTTTTCCAATCCAACCAGAACAGGATCATCGTCTCCTGTGCGGTTGAGATGGCAGTATTACCATCACCAAGCATCGGCGCCCGGTGCTTGAGGTTGGCTCTGTAGTTACCCGCTGATGCGGGAGAAATGCTTTGGTCGGTGTGGTGAATGAGGAATCGAACCCCAAGTTCCGCTGGTCTTTTCGCTGTGTTGATCAATCACAGCACCACCAACAAGCCATCAAGCGGCAGCGCTGCCAGTCCCAATAACTTTTCAGTGCCTGCGGATCTATGACCTGTTTCACCACACCCCAAAACATTCCCTGTATTGGTCAGCGCCAACTCTCTGCCAGTGTTGCCCGTTCTCACGCCGTTCTCGCTCTCGCGCGGGGATACTCTCTCACCGACCGGATCGCACCCGGTGATACAGCACGTTTCTCGTGTAAGGGTCTAAACAGGTCATTGACGCTGTAAATCTGCATGTTGTTAAAAAGCAGGCGACTTGCTGTCCGCCGCTGGCTAACTTCGCTCAGCTGTCGATGTTTCGTTTCGATGGATTGAATATACAAAACGTATTCTTATCATGCAATACGAAATGTATAATTGGTGGGTGGTTTTGTGATAACAAATTGTATTCTAAGGTGATTTATTTTTTTAAATACCAGTGCTACGCTTAAAAAAACAGCAGGAGGGATGTGCATGGTTCTGGATGAAGAGCGTATAAGCATGAAAATTCAGGCGATGGGGCGGGCGGTGATGGAATTGTCACTGGCTGATTTACCCATGACCCAGCAAAACATCATCGACAAGCTGAAGCAGTACCGGAAGGAAACAGGAAACGTGATAGGGAAGGGCGTGAACAGGGATGCAGCTGAGATAGTGCGGAAAGGGCAATAAAAAAGCCCGCACGGGCGGGCAGGTAGTGTTGCGATAGTTATTGTTATCAGCTTCAGGCTGAATAGTTATCGGCAGAATGGCGGATAGCTTTATGGGTGGGCAATAAAAAACCCGGCGCGGTGGCCGGGAGTCAGTATTCAATTATCAGTGATGATAGACTTGAGAAAAATCTCGGATGGCTGATATGGGTTGCTTTTAGAGGACGTATGCTTATACGTAATAGTAACGTCAGCTCTGGCTGTATAAATTCTTTTTATTTCATCCGGGTTTATGCCAGGAGCCAAAACTAACTTCACTCTTCTGTCAACCAAACCTGGTATCACTGCAGCCCATTTTTCAGGGTTATCCAAGTCAGTAGCCCTGATCTCAAGGTCGACATCACTGTGATCTCGGGTGTATGTATCTGGGGGAAACTCCACGTCAGTGGGAACCTTTCTTATAGTTTCAGCAGGTATCGTATATTTTACGTCCCCACTCCCAATTACGAGAGTTGCATTCTCATCGTTTCTTGCTGGAGAGAGAATTTTGACAGCGCTTTTGGCTAGTACCTTTTTATCGGTGACGCTACTATCAATGATCGCTTGAATTCTCTCAGGCGTAATCTCTGTCTGTCCGGCGCCAATATTGATAATCGTATTATTATTGGCTTCAAAATGAGAAGTAGTGTTCGGGGCCATGAGCTTGGCCAAGGAAAGAAAAGCGGTGCCAGCAAGGGCGATAACGACAGCCCACAAAAGAGCGTTCCTCACTTTGCCTTCCCCTATATATTTGGTTCTAACACCATCAACAAATTTGTCTAATTCTTCCTCATTGGCAAAGAAAAGTCTAATGAGTAATTTTTCTTTCAGCGATCCAACTTCCAGTTTACTAACTCGAACATCCACGTCTAAAACGTGAGATCCTGTTAATTCTGAAAGAACACCTCTGGACTGCTTTATTAGGGCTTCCCAGCCCTGCAAGGAGGCTATGATTTCCTTAATGCTTGGGTTGTTTCCAATAGAGTAATAAATATCCTCAGTGAACTCTAACTCCAGCAACTCAGCCATACAAATCCTTTCAATATTTTAGAATGTATTTTTGTTTAATCGCTTGCCAACCATTCAATCCTATACTCTGGCTCTTGCTACCAGCTATGCGCCGACCAGAACACCTTGCCGATCAGACCAGCCGCAGCTTCGTCTCTACAGCAACACCGATAATCCGGCAGTTACCATTAATCGGCACGAGTGGCCATTGCGGGTTAAGGCCCTTCAGGTACTTCTGCGCACCGTCGATCACTAACTTCTTAAATGTTGCCTCGTTCGAATCGGATAGCTTAGCTATAACCAGACTGCCATTTACCGCATCTCTACCGGTGTCGAAAAGTACATAGGTTCCTTCAGGTATGCTCAAGCCAGTAGGGGCTGTCATTGACTCGCCCTCAACGAGCAACCAGAACGCGTCACCCTGAATGTGAGCATTCGACTCAAGCCACAGATCTATATCTTTTAGGGTGTATGGCTCAACCGCTTCGCACCATGAACCAGCCTGGACACTGCTGATTACTGGATACTTGTTACCAGGATTGTAGGGGCCAGCGTACTCCACATCACCCTTAAGCGTGTCGTCAATGATCATACCGCCAGCTCCTACGGAGAAGTTCTTTTTGCCAAGGAACTGCAATATTTTTGCGATCTCGGAAAGGCTTGGCTCACGCCGAGCGTTCAGCCAATGACTTACCGCACCTTTAGTAATACCGAGGTGCTCCGCCAGCTGTTCCTGATTGATGCCCTGACTTTTCATCAGGGTCTTAGCTAAGTCGTACCATTTCATAGTCATACCCGAATGATACAAGTTGTATATATTTGCGCGAGCCACAATTCGTATATTTTACTTGCGAACAAAGAATACAAAACGTATATTTAAGTTGTTTAAAGGAGACCCGACATGAACAATATCCGAAAAATCCGCAGAAACATCGGTTTGACTCAGCGACAGATTGCCGAAGAGCTGAACCTGTCGACAGGTGCGGTTTGCCATTACGAAAAAAATAAACGCAGCTTAAGCCTTGAGCAGTGCCGGGCGATTGTTGCAGCTCTGAATAAGCATGGCGCTTCAGTAAGCGTTGATGACGTTTTTCCACCAATCAGCAACAACGCCGCCTAATTGGCGGCCCTAACCACGAAAGGGAAAGCAATGCATTCACTTGCGTATCAACAAGGTAACAAATTTTCGCCAACGGCGATGATTTACCAGAATCGCCGGGAGCCTGATTCCGCGGCGTTAAACATCGATGGGATCCGCGCAGCTGTTCGCGCCTGGGCAGCTGATTGCCGCAGCCGTGAATTTGTTGCGGCGCTGATTGTGGAAGAGTGGCGGGCTACCGGCGGCACCGGTCTGGATATCCCGACCGACTCTCACCGCCAGATGCAGAAGGTATTCCGCTGGATCGATGGCGACACCGAATACGCCGCCAACAACATTCGCCAGCTGGCCCCGGCAATCATGTCCGTCCTGCCGCTGGAGTACCGCAACCGCCTGGCACCCCAGAATGACACGATGTCGCTGATAGCCTCTGCGATGAAAGAGTGTGCCGAAGCTAAACAGGCCGTGCTGCTGGACGCTCCAGAGCATCAGAAGCTGAAAGAGGTAAGCGAAGGTATAGCGTCGCTGTTCCGCCTCATGCCGGAGCAAGTAGGGCCGCTGATGACGATGGTGACGTCGATGCTGGGGGTTATATGAGAACTACAGAAATGGCGAAAGCCGGTCTGCGCGAACAGAACCGACTTTCTGGTGCAAAAACGAGAGTAGTTGCAGGAGGAATAATGGCAAAAAATCCACGCTATTACCATACCGCTGTACATAAAAACATAACCCGCGACCGCTTCATCCGCTCGGTTAACCCGATTGTGGCAGAGAAGATGCGCGCCATCTTGGAAGAACTGAAACGTAAGGAGAGTGGCCGTGGGTAACGTATCCAATTTAGCCGAAGCCAGAGAGGCCAGAAGGCTCCAGAAACCGCGCACGAATGACGGTAAGGGGTTTGCCTTGCTGCACCGTAAAATTATGGATGTGCCGTTCTATAAGGACGCTGAGGCGGCTCATTTATGGGTTCACCTGCTCCTGCGCGCTAATCACGAACAGACACTGGTATCTACTGATGTTGGCGATGTGATCTGCGAGCGCGGAGAGTTCATCACTGGACGAAATACTCTGGCAATGGAAACAGGCTTGACCGCTGATCGCGTTAAATCACTGCTCCGTAAATTCCAGAACCTGGGCATGATCACCACCAAATCGAACAACCGTTTTACTGTTCTAAAAGTGGTCAAATATGACGAATATCAGTCAAATTTTTGTCCAGCCGATGTCCAGCCAGTGTCCAGCGCAAACGCAGTTGTACCAATGCCTGCGGAGGTGGAGTGTCCAGCCGATGTCCAGCCAGTGTCCACAGATAACAATATATTAAATAACTTACTACCTAACGGTAGTAAGTATGTCGCAAATGACCAGAAGCCCGCTGAAGAGAAAAAGTCCCGTTTGTCATGCGATGAAGTATGGCAATGCCTGAAAGACGAACTGCCTGAAGCCCGGGGATGGAGATGCCTCACTGATGAGCGACGCAATCTGATCCGCACCTTCTGGGGTAAGGCTAACAAGATTGCCCGCAACCTGGACGGCAAGCCGATGGATATGGATGGGTTCAGAAGTTATCTGCGTTACATCGCTCAGAACTGCCGCTGGATGCTTGAAGACCGACCAGACCAGAAATCCGGGAAGACCTGGCGCCGCATGAAATTCGATAAGTTCCTGACCGAAAAGCTCTACATCGAAGTGCGCGAGGGGGATCGTGATGACCGCTGAATTCATGGCTGTACCACAAAACCTCGAAGCAGAGCAGAGCGTTATCGGTGGCCTGCTGCTGGATGATGACAACAGCGAGCGAGTCCAGAAGGTTCTGGCGATGCTCAAGCCTGAGTCGTTCTACAGCCGACCTCACCAGCTGATCTTTGCCGAGATGCGCCAGATGTTCCGCGACAATAAGCCAGTCGATGGCCTGACATTGTTCGACGCGCTTGAAGGCAAAGGTCTCGCGGAGCAGGTAGGTGGCTTTGCTTACCTGGCGGAGATCGCCAAGAACACTCCCAGCGCTGCAAACATCGTGGCTTACGCAGCATCAGTCCGGGAAGCCGCAATGGAGCGCTACGGTATCAACCGCCTGACCGAAGCTACTGAACTGCTGTATTCCCGCAACGGCATGAGCGCTACGCAGAAGTACGAGGCCATTCAGGGTATTTTCACCCAGCTCGCAGACCATTCAAAAACTGGAAGTCGCCGTGGGTTGCGGTCGTTCGGCGAGGTTATGGATGACTGGGTAGCAGATCTGGAGAAGCGATTTGACCCTTCAGGCGAACAGCGTGGCATGAGCACCGGCATACCGTCACTCGACAGGCTGCTGGCGCCGAAAGGTCTGGTTAAAGGCTCTCTGTTCGTAATTGGCGCAAGGCCAAAAATGGGCAAGACAACCCTGTACGGGCAGATGGCGATCAACTGCGCGGTTCGTGAGAAAAAACCAGCGCTGATGTTCAGCCTCGAAATGCCTGGCGACCAGATCCTTGAAAAGCTGGTTGGTCAGAAGTCCGGCATTAACCCGAGCATTTTTTACATGCCCGTCACGGATGACGCCGATGACCAGTACCAGGGCGACTACGACGGCGACTTTAAGAAGGCGATAGCAACAGCCGGGCGGCTGAGTGAAATCGACATGCTGTACATCGACGACACCCCGGGCCTGTCACTGGCGCACATTGTTAGCGAAAGCCGCCGAATCAAACGCGAGAAGGGCTGCGTAGGCATGATTTTGGTTGACTACCTGACGCTGATGACCGCCGAAAAGGCCGACCGTAATGACCTGGCCTACGGGATGATCACCAAAGGGTTGAAGAACCTCGCCAAAGAGCTTGGCTGCGTCGTCGTGCTGCTGACCCAGCTTAACCGCGAACTGGAGAAGCGAGTGAATAAACGCCCTTTACCGAGCGATTCCCGCGACACAGGACAGATTGAGCAGGACTGCGACTACTGGGTTGGTATCCACCGGGAAGGTGCTTTCGATGACAGCGTGCCGCCTGGAGAAACCGAGTTAATCCTGCGACTCAACCGCCACGGCAGTACCGGAACGGTTTATTGCAATCAGATAAACGGTGCAATTTACGACACAGACCAGCAGGCCGCCGCCGCAGAACGCCGCGGGCGCGAGCAGCAGCCGAAAAAGAAAGGGGGCTACTGATGAAAGGCAAACAGGCAATTCTGCGTTATCTCGAAACGCACCAGACCTTCACAGCGAAGGATGTGGCCACAGAGTGCGGCATGACCATCAACTGCATCACGAAGAATGCTATCGATCTGGAGCGGTCCCGCAAGATTGTCCGGGTGAGCAAGGTCTGGCGAACGGTGACTTATCGCCTGGCGACGCCGGAAGAGCAGGACGGCACCGCGCGCAGCTGCACCAACGGAATATTTCAGGAGTGCCGCAACAGCCCGGCGATGAAGCGAGTATTGATGGTTTGGGGGAGGGTAGGGGTATGAAAATTTACATCGCAGGACCAATGACGGGTTACGAAAACTACAACCGTCCGATGTTTAACGCAGTAGCACAGCAGATGTTATCAGGTGGTCATGTGGTATTAAATCCGGCCGCGCTCCCGGATGGTTTATCTCAGCGTGAGTATATGGACATCTGCCTGGCGATGCTTCGCTGCGCCGACGCCATTCACATGCTGCATGGGTGGCAAGAGTCTGAGGGTGCCGTCGCTGAGCATGCCATGGCTAAAAAGCTGGGAATTAAAGTTTCTTACCAATTTGAAGGAGCTGCCGCATGAAACCAACATACCAAGAACTTGAAGCCAAGTGCGCGGCTCTGGCTGCGGAGAATGCGGGGCTGAAGGATGAAATCTCCAATATTACTTTCATGCGGGATGATGACTTCTTTGGCTCCACTCAGCGAGCGCAGGAAGTTATGGGGCGTCTAGTCAACGTCAAGACCCCGGCCACCGACGCTTTCCTGGCTGAAGTGCGGGCGCAGGTTTGGATTGAAGGTAACGAGCCAGCAGAATTTGGTCGTTACTGGGTGCGTTACGAAACCGACGTCGGGCCGAGATATTGCTCTGCTCAGTGGCTGGAACACAACTTCTGTGCAGGCAGCGATACCAACATCCACAGAATCTGGTTTGCTGACCATTCCCGTGCGATTAACTCTCTGCGTGGCGTGACGCACTATACGCAACTGCCAACTGCACTGGAATCATCACAGCTTCGAAAAGGAGTGCAGTCATGACACGCATACGTAACTTTGGCTGGAATCGACTCAAGCTGGCAACCCTGTCTTACGAAGAGATAAGCGCTCTCGAAGAACAGGTAAAGCAGGAGCACGCCTGCAAAGACGGCATCCACATGTACGATAAAGCAGGCCGTGACAAGCTCGATGCTCTGAGCTGGGCCGTATACAACAAGCAGAAGCAGGAGGCCGCCCAATGAGCAACATCGACAAACAGGCAGTGCAAGCAGTTGCCGATTTGAAAGCTGGTTACACCCTAGGTCACGCTGACGTTGAAATCATACAGCAGATGGCTCTTGACGCGGTGACGCTACATGATGCGCTGGAAGCCGCAGAGAAGCGGATTGCTGAGCTGGAAAGCGATAATGCATACATCAAAAACCGCTACAAAGAACTGGACCTGCTAATCGGGAAAAACATTCTGGTAATGCAAGCCGCAATCATCGAATGGCAAGGAACTGGCGACGCCAAAAAGGGTCTGGCTTGGATTTATAACACGCTGTTTGGGCCAGGCGAACTGCCGGACGAATCGGAGAAAGACGCCCAGGCTTATTTTGACCGTAAATATGCTCCTCTGGACGAAGAGCTCATGAATCTTCACCGATGGTTCTGGGAGCAGAGCGAAGCTGAGCGCGCCGCCGCAGCCGCTAAAGGAGAGTGAGCATGGCTTTATCGCACGACGAACTATGCCAGATCGCTTACTCCTTCCTGAAACGAAATGGATTCAAGGTGTGCTTTCATGACCGTTTTGTGGCAGTGACCAGTACCGGAGAGCAACCAGATGCGATGGGATTCAGAAATTTTGCGTCCTGCCTGATCGAGGCAAAGTGCTCCCGCGCTGACCTGCTCGCTGACAGGAAAAAGCGATTCCGGCAGAACCCTGAACTCGGTATGGGTGATTGGCGATTTTTTATCAGCGAGCCTGGCATTATCACTGTCGATGATTTGCCTGCCGGGTGGGGACTACTCCACGTAATTAACGGCAAGGTGCGAAAAGTTCATGGTTGGCCAGTGGGAAACTGCTGCTGGGGAAACCCTGAAGATAAGCCATTTACAGGCAATAAGCAGGTTGAATGCGACTACATGCTGTCTGCATTGCGCCGCATGGAGTTACGTGGCCATCTCAATGAAATTTATGACGGCGTCATAGTCAACAAAACAGAAGGAAGCGCATCATGAGCACTATTACCAAAGAACGCCTGGAGCCGGCTATTGAGCGCCTGGAGCATTACGCTACGAACGTGAAATGGACAAGCGTGCAGGCAGCGCAGGACATGCATATCGCTGCTGATGCCATGCGTCGTTTACTGGCATCGCTCGAAGCGGAGCCTGTGGCGTGGCTACTGTCAGGCGGCGGCGCAAAAAACAACGTCAGCTTCGATAGTGGCAATGCTTATACTGACCCGCTGCGAGAAGTAACGCCGCTTTACACCGCCCCGCCAGCGCCAGCCAATGCCGAACCCGTAGCGTGGCTGTGGTCACACAGAAAACACCCGAGTGAAGTATCTCTCGTTAGGCCTGAAGATGATGAGAGAGCTGAAGGAGCTCACTGGTCTGGGTGGAGTTGTCAGGCGCTATATGCCGCCCCTCCAGCGCCGGTATCTGTGCCTGATGAAGTTTGCTGGGAAGATGTTCCAGAGGAAATCACCGAAGACGATATGGCTCTTGCATCAGCATGGGCACATGGATTCAATCAGTGCCGCGCCGCCATGCTTAAGCACTCTGAGCCATTCATAGTAACGAGCGATCATCGCATGATGGAGATGCCTCAAGTTGAGGCTATCAACGCTGTCACCGCCATGCTTCAGGGTGTCGAAAACGCCGAGACGCCCACCACCATGCAGACCGCACCAGCTCTTGATTCTTCGCCAAAAATTGCCGAGTTGCCCAGCGGAAACTCTCCGGTTATTCCGGATGGTTGGGTGATGGTGCCAGAAGATCCAACCCATGAAATGCTTGAGGCTGGTGATGAACAATTCGGAACTTACGATGTGTATCGCCGGATGATAGCAGCATCACCGCAGCAGGAGGTGAAGTGATGGGCAAGTTTACTTTCGTCATTGAGTTCGAAGACGGCAAGGATCCGCCAGTACATGCCCATATGGAAGCTTTGGGCGGGAAGGTTGTAGCGGTCGCGTTCCGGGATGCATTGAGCGAGGGTAATCCTACGCAGACGATCACTACCCATCCTCAGGTGCTTAGTGAGATGCGGTGCTTTATCTGCAATGGTAAGCATCCTATCGGTGTCGCCTGCCCACTAAGTTCGCCATCAGTGGTATCGCATAATGCCTGACCCATTCGACGCATAACAAACAGGCCTCTTCGGAGGCCTTTCTCTTGAGTTGATTTTGTTGAATCAACCGTCCATACTTTCTTTGCTGATGGCCTGAACACCCATTGGTGACTTCTGCGCATTTAAGGGGACTTAAATGCGACCACAATCTGAACTCCTCACCTTGTCACAGATGCAGAAATGCACCTGCGATTTTTTGCATTCTGCGGTTTCCGTTAAGGAGGCCGTATGACTCTGCCAGTAGACGGCATCAAACTCCATCGCGGCAACTTCGCGGCCATCGGCCAGCAGATTCAGCCATTGCTGGATGCCGGGCAATGCTTCCGCCTGCAGGTTAAGCCATGGCGTGAGAAGCGCAGCCTGTCGCAGAACGCGCTCAGCCACATGTGGTACACGGAAATCAGCGAATACCTCATCGCCCGGGGCAAGGCATTCGCTACGCCTGAGTGGGTCAAGGACGCGATGAAGCACACCTATCTCGGCTACGAAAGCAAGGACCGGGTAGACGTCGTGTCTGGAGAGGTAACCACCGTCCAATCCCTCCGCCATACCGCCGAACTGGAAACCGGCGAGATGTACATCTTCCTGTGCAAAGTCGAAGCCTGGGCGATGAACATCGGCTGCCACCTGACCATTCCGCAGAGCTGTGAATACCAGCAGCTGCGCGATAAGCAGGAGGCCTGATGTCTACTCCACTTTCCCGCGTCATCACCAACGAAATCTTCCGCGTTCCGGCGCGCCGCAAGCGTAAGCCCGCGGTTAAGCCGTCTGATATCCCGACCCTGAAAGACTACACCGCCAGCCTGGTGGATCAGAAATGGCTGCGTCTCGCAGCGAGGAGGCGCCATGTGTAAACCATCCCGCCGTAAGTGCAAAGTATGCGGTGAATACTTCGTGCCGAAATTCCACGACATCCGGATCCGCTGGTGCTGCCCGGAACACGGCGCAATCCTCGCAATGGAAGAGCGCGAAAAGGAGAAGGTGAAAGCCGCGGCTAAGCGCATCAAGGAGCAGAAGGAAGCCGAGAAGGCCGGACGCAAACGCCGTAAGGCCAAGCGTGAGTCACTCAAGTCTAAATCTCAGTGGGATAAAGAGGCTCAATCAGCTTTCAATCGCTACATCCGGATCCGCGATGAAGGTAAGCCATGTGTCAGTTGCGGCAATCCACTTATGGGAAAAAGCAATTACCTGACTGGCAGCGCCATTGACGCCAGCCATTACCGTTCACGCGGCGCTGCCTCACACCTCAAATTCAACGTGTTTAACGTCCACTCCGCTTGCACCCGCTGTAACCGACAGTTGAGCGGTAATGCTGTCGAGTACCGGATCCGCCTGGTTAATCGCATTGGCCTTGAGCGCGTAGAGCGGCTCGAAGCTGACAATGCCCCACGCCGGTTTGACGTTACCTACCTGAAGCGGGTGAAAGCAATTTTTTCCCGCAGGGCCAGTGCACTGATGAAGCGCCGTCAAAAATTACAGGAGAGTGCAGCATGAAATGCAAAGTTGAAGGTTGTGATCGTGAATGCAAACACTACCCAGGGAAGGGTATCTGTCAAATGCACTACTTCCGAATGATGCGCTACGGGACCTACGAACTCACAAAAAACGGTAAAGGGAAATTCAGGCATAAAAATGCGAAAGGATATCAAATGCTCAAAATTCCTGATCACCCACTATCAATGGCGAATGGTTGCGTATATGAGCACCGAAAAGTTGTTTACGACCGTTATGGAGAAACACTTCCACCATGCGAAAAATGCGGCAAGGAGGTCACATGGAAAACCGCGCATATTGATCACATTGATGAGGTTGTTGATAACAATGCGGACTCAAATCTTAGGGTGCTGTGCAGGGCGTGTAATGTCATGCGATCTCGAGTGCATATCCCTGAGCACACAAAAAAAGGACGCACAGCCATAACTTTTAATGGCGAAACGAAAACCGCCACAGAATGGTCAAGGGATCCTCGCGTTTCAGTATCAGAAACATCCATCAAGCGTCGACTAAAAAATGGAATGAATGTAGAGGATGCGCTTTTTTCTCCCAAAGTAACCCACAGGCATACCAGGCCAAGAGGAAGAGCACCTCTGTATGGTGAATATCGCGGACCAAAGCAGAAGGAGTCCGCATGAAGGCATTCACTCCAGTTGAAGCGAGAAAGTTCGTTGCCAGCACCTGGTATGAAACGACGCAGCTTTCTAAAAGAGAAAGGCTGTATGCGAAAGCTCGTGAGCTGATAAGCGGCGATCGAGCGGAAATTATCTGTCAGACAGAAAACCCTGAATACAGAAAGTCAGCACGGGAGTGGTGGAATCATGACCAGAGCTGATTTCGAAAAGTACCAGGCAGAAAGCGTTAAGCGTGCAAATATGCCGTCGATTGCAAAACACGGCCAGAACAAGCAGACCAAACAGCCAGAGAGGGCATCAGCATGAATCTCGAAAACACAGTGAAATACCACTACGCTAAATCCACGCTGATTAGCGACTCTCCGCGCGCTACTGCGTCAGACTCATTAACCGGTACAGATATCATGGCTGCAATGGGCATGACACAGGAGCGAGCTGCAATGGGATATAGCGCGTTCCTCGGAAAGATGGGCATCAGCCAGAATGACCGGGAGAGGGCGATCGACCTTCTGGCCGAATATGCCCTGACCAAATGCGACGAGGTGGCTGCGCTCCGCAAATTAGATCCCGCTGTTAAACCGCTGGTGATGCACCAGCTGGCTACCTTCGCTTTTGAAGATTACTCGCGCAGTGCTTCCAGCAAAAAGACGTGTGACTGCTGTAACGGAGCCGGATTCATCGACGCGGAGGTATTCACCAATAAAGTAACGTATCCGGACGGTAAACCGCCGAAGTGGGTTAAGGTGACAAAAGGGATCTCGCCGTCAGACTGGGAAGAGGTTAAATCTGTCCGGGAGCAGGTGCGGGTGCTCTGCCAAAAGTGCCGGGGCAAGGGGAGCATCAGTACCGCCTGCAACGACTGCCACGGCCGGGGTCAGGTAGTAAACCAGGATGAAACGGAAAAGCAGGGCGTGCCGGTGATGGGTAACTGCAAGCGCTGTGGCGGGCGTGGCTATGAGCGGATCCCCTCAACGGTGGCGTATAACGGCATCTGCAAGTTAACAGACGGCATTACCCTGGACACATGGAAAAAGTCAGTGAAACCTTTCTTTGACCAGTTGATCACGAAGTTCGATATCGAGGAGGCCTGGGCAGAAGCTCAGCTCAAACAAATAACGCGCTGAGATATTTACTTTTCCCGAATCCGTGTTAATTTGTTCTAACGATGGGCATTGTATGTTCACCGTTGAAGACAAAATTTAAGAGCCTCGGCAAAAGCCGGGGCTTTGTCGTTTTAGGGGCGGCAAAGGCTGTTTGCCACCTTTATCGTGTGCCCCTCGATCTCAGGGTCAAAAACTACGGCATCTGCCTTATAAGTTGGGAAGTAAAGGATGTACTGTGGGCCAGCAAATCCCTTGATTCTTGAGTAGGCTTCTACTTTTGCAAATTCGCCAAACCAACTGTAGCCAGTATCGGTGGCTGTGATGCAGTCGCCTTGTTCATACTTCCCTTTTTCGTCAGACGCCAGGCCACTTGCTGAGATTAAGAGCAGAGAGGTCGCAACTATTAGATTTTTCATGTGGATTTCTTTTCATAATGAAGGTGCTGAATTTTAGGCGCTTTTAAACATCGAAACCAGCCAGATAAACCAAAGTCTTTACAAGGCTCGCTTCGGCGGGCCTTTTCTATTTCAGGCTCCGGGAAACCTTCACTTCGTGCTGTCGTTAAATCAGCCCGAGAGCCTGATCCCTTTAGAGCACACAGCACCCGCACATAGCGAGGTGAGAGACGATGAAAATGCATAACGATCCCCACTCCTGGACGGAGTTTATCGAACTGCTCCACAGCTGGTGGCGCGGTGAAACGCCGATGGGTGCCGTATTGCTATCGGTAGTCATGGCTGCCATGAGAATTGCCTACGGCGGTGGCGGCTGGAAGAAAATGATTCTGGAGGGCTCTATTTGCGGAGCGCTAACTCTTACAGCTGTATCAGCTCTTGATTACTTTAACCTTCCTCAGTCTCTGTCAATTGCTATCGGCGGCGCTCTGGGTTTTGTTGGTGTTGAACAGGTTAAAGCTGTAGCTGGCAAAGTGTTTAGTTCTCGATTCGGAGGCGGTGATGCAAACCAGTGACAAAGGGATTGCCCTGATCAAAGAGTTCGAAGGTTGCAAGCTTACTGCTTACCAGGACAGCGTTGGCGTGTGGACGATCGGCTTTGGCTGGACTCAGCCTGTTGACGGGAAACCAATCCGTGCCGGAATGACCATTAAGCAGGAGACGGCAGAACGCCTGCTGAAGACAGGACTAGTCAGTTACGAAAGCGACGTGTCTCGCCTGGTTAAAGCTGGGCTTACTCAGGGGCAATTCGATGCCCTGGTGTCGTTCACGTATAACCTCGGCGCCCGGTCACTATCGACATCGACTCTGCTGCGTAAACTCAACTCTGGTGATTACGCTGGCGCTGCCGACGAATTCCCGCGCTGGAATAAAGCCGGTGGCAAAGTCCTTAATGGGCTGACCCGTCGGCGTGAGGCAGAGCGGGCTCTGTTCCTGTCATGATTGGCGCGCTGGTTAAACGTTACTGGTTGCAGCTGCTGGTGGTGGCGTTAATCGGCGTGCTGGCGTTCTTCGTTAACCACTACCGCGACAACGCCATCACCTACAAAGACCAGCGCGATAAAGCCACCGAGAAGCTCAGCCTGGCGAACGCCACCATCAAAGACATGCAGACCCGCCAGCGTGATGTTGCTGCTCTGGATGCCAAATACACGAAGGAATTGTCCGATGCGAAAAAAACCATTAACGATTTGCGTCGGGATGTCGATTCTGGTGCTAAACGGCTGCGCATCGCCGCAACCTGCCCTGGAGTGCCAAAAGCCACCTCCGCCACCGGCCTGGATGATGCAGGAGCCCCCGAACTTACTCCAGACGCTCGACGGAATTATTTCGATCACCGGGACGGAATCGCAACCGCTGACAAGATGATTCGCGGCATGCAGGACTACATCAAAGAGCAGTGTCTTAAATGATTCGTTACCCAAATAACAGAGCCTGACTTCGGTCGGGCTTTTTTATGCCCGCAGTAAACCGCGCATCGCAGCGCATAACAATCCCGAGTCTTTCAGAAAGCTGAGCCTGAGAACTGCCGTATATGGTGGCGACCATCTCGGGGCGGCTTTTCTGTGCGAACAGGCTCATCTTTCTAAAGGAACATCGCCATGCAATTAGTTGAAATCAAGAAGCTCGACCTGGTCACCAACTCGGCAGTGATCGCCAGTGGTGTCATGAAGGATCACAAGCCAGTGATTCAACTCATCAGGAAGTACAAAAGCGACCTCGAAGAGTTCGGAAGGGTGGAATTTGAAATGCGACCCTTTCAAACCGATGGAGGCATGCAGAAGCAGGAAATAGCACTGCTAAACGAACAGCAAACCACGCTGTTGATCACCTACATGCGAAACAATGAAGTTGTGCGTGAATTCAAAAAGCGCTTGGTATATGAATTCTTCACTATGCGCAGCGCGCTGGCGAAAAAGAAGATGGACCGCAACTCCGCGCGCCTGGAATACAAACCCATGACCGATGCCATCAAGCATGAGCGTGAGGCGCAGGGTAAGCAGATCGCCCCGCATCACTTCAGCAACGAAGCTGACCTGATTAACCGACTGGCGCTGGGCATGACGGCGGCCAAGTTCCGCGTGCATCATGAAATCGGGAAGAAAGAGCCGATCCGCGATTACCTGACGCCGGAACAAATTCACTGCATCACCGAGCTACAGCGCGCCAACACGGTATTCATCAGCATGGGGTGGGACTTCGAGCAAAGGAAAGAGGTACTGCGCGGCATGTTCGAGCGTAACCATCGTCAGCCACTTATCGAAGAGCAGCACCGCCTGGCCGCATAACCACAGATTTGTGGTTTTGAGAGCCACTTTCACAACGGCTTTCCATTACAAAGCTCATCCGCTGGTGGGCTTGATAATGGCAAAAAAGAGCCCCCACAAGGAGGGCTATAGGAGTCTCAGTTTCAATGCTCTTTTTATTGATGTTTCCCCGGAGTTGGCATTCTCCGCATCAGAGTCACGAATAGCCTGGCACCTCAACAGGTAACAACAAGCGTAAGCGTGGGATATTAAGAATTTACTTACAAAGTCATCACCATGGGCAGACCCATCGTAATGGCGTATGACTATCGATAGAAAAGTTGTAGCGCCCATTCATACACGCATTTGTATATCGGCTCGTGGTAAATGCTGTCAATGCTGTTGAGATGATCAATCATGGACTCGATAGTGGAATCTGCTTCAATGAATCCAATAATGGCTGGACGGTCATCATCCTCATCAACGTATTCGAACAGAAGAACGGGCTTCCCTGCTAGAGCAGCGTCAGAAACTCTGAGGTTGTGAGAGCCACTCAGTTCAAAATGAATTCTGTAGTTTCCCTTTACGGTGTGGTTGATTGGGAAATAATAAAGAGAGTCATCATTATTTAGACACCAATCCCATTCGCTTCTATTCATCTGCAAACCTCAACAAATTGTTTAGCTTAAGTTTCATGCAAAATCTGAGAATTACAAAGGATAATTTATGGCAAAACCGGACTGGGAGGCTATCGAATCGGCTTACCGGGCTGGAGTGCTATCGGTAAGGGAGTTAGCCGGAAAATATGGCATCTCTCACCAGGCCATCAGCAAGAGAGCCAAAAAGGATGGATGGGAGCGAGATCTAAAAGCCAAAGTCCAGGCAAAGGCAGATGCGCTGGTTGCCAAACGTGAGGTTGCCAGGCAGGTTGCCACCGAAAGCACTATTTCAGAGCGGCAACTAATCGAGGCGACGGCAGAGGTGATCGCCACTGTTCGAATGGAACACCGAGGAGATATCCGCCGGGCTCGCGAACTGACCAACACGCTATTCGATGAGTTGGCCGGAGAGTGTGGCGACGTGGCCGCGCTTGAGATGCTCGGTGACCTGATGCGCCGTGAGGATGACAAGGGCCAGGATAAGCTCAACGATCTGTACCACAAAATAATCAGCCTGCCTTCCCGTGTTAAATCCATGAAAGACCTGAGTGACAGCCTGAAGACGCTGATCGGCCTCGAGCGTGAGGCGTACAGCATCGAGAATAAGGCGGAAACGAAAGAGGTAACGCATAACGTCATGCTGGTGCCAACCAGTGACAGCGTGGATGACTGGGAAGCGGCGGCGCAGAAACAACAGGGCGGGGTGCTCGGTGGATGAATTACAAAGCTGTATGGAAGCCACTGCCTGGATCTCAGTCCCTGGCGCTGAGCTGCCCGTGTAACGAAATCCTGTTCGAGGGTACTCGTGGTCCTGGTAAAACCGCTGCGCAGTTAGCCAGGTTCCGGCGCAATGTCGGCGTGGGATATGGCTCGTTCTGGCGCGGCGTCATCTTCGACACCGAATATAAGAACCTTGCCGACATCATCACTCAGTCGAAGCGTATGTTTCGCCTGTTCAACGACGGTGCGCGCTATCTGTCATCTGCGAGCGAATTGCGATGGGTATGGCCTACTGGCGAGGAACTGCTCTTCCGATTTGGCAAAGAGGCGGACGACTACTGGGATTTCCACGGGCAGGAATTCCCGTTCATTGGCTTTAACGAACTGACTAAACAGCAGTCCCCGGAATTCTACGAAATGATGTTCTCCTGCCGACGTTCATCGTTCAGGCCGGAAAACTACCCGCTGGAGAATGGCAAGTTACTGAGGCCGATCCCGCTGGAGACGTTCAGCACAACCAACCCGTTTGGTATCGGGCACACCTGGGTGAAGAAACGCTTCATTGAGCCAGCGCCACGCGGAACCGTTCAGCGCGACCGGCAAATGGTATTCAACCCCCAGACTGAACGAGAAGAGGAAATCACGCTTACCCGCGTTGCGATTCACGGCTCGTTCAAAGAGAACCCGTATCTCGATCCACAATACATCGCGACATTGATGGCCATCAAAGACCCGAACCGTCGCAAAGCGTGGGTTGATGGTTCCTGGGACGTTACCAGCGGCGGGCGCTTTGACCATCTTTGGAATGAAGCGCTGCACGTTATCAAGCCGTTCCGCATACCAGATAGCTGGACCGTAGACCGCTCACATGACTGGGGTGAGTCGAAGCCGTTTTCTAACCTCTGGTGGGCGCGTGCCGACGGCACCGCCGCAGAACTGCCTGATGGTCGCCAGTTCTGCCCGCCAGCCGGGTCGCTGATCCTGATTGGCGAGTGGTATGGCTGTCCACCTGACGAGCTGAACAAAGGGCTCAATATGAGCTCGACAAACGTCGCCAATGGTGTGGCCTGGATTGATAAGCGGCTGATGGGCGAAGAGCTGCCTGAACCTGAAGAGATAAAACTCAATGGGATAACTCAGGGGCAACTGAACATCATGCCCGGTATCTGCAAAAAGGTTGTGCCGGGCCCAGCTGACGGTGCCATCTACAACACTGGCGATGACGAGCTCTCTATTGCCCAGAAGATGGAATCGCAGGGCGTTAAGTGGGTTCCATCCAACAAGAAACCGGGATCGCGCGTAAACGGAGCGGCCCTCTTTGCTGACATGCTGGAGGCCGTCCTTGAGGGTAAGAAGCTGGAATCTGGTGTACCTGAGAAACCAGCATTCTACGTCTTCGACTATTGCCGCGGCTGGATAAGCCGTGTTCCGGTGCTCGTTCGCGACAGTAAGAACCCTGATGACGTAGACACTCAGCAGGAAGATCACGACTGGGATGGCACTCGATATGCCGTCCTGCATTCACCGCCGAAGAAAGTCGGCAAAGTCACCAACCTACGGATCTAATCCCATGCCTGATATTTCAACCCCAAATCTGGACTATGGGAACATGGTCGAGGCGTGGGATATCAACGATGCCCTGATGGGCGGCACGCTGTATATGCGCCAGCTGGGCGAGTCCTATCTCCCTCGCTGGCCCAAGGAAGACAAAGAGGATTACAAAAAACGCCTCGCCGTGGCCACGCTTCTGCCAGCCTACGAAGAGACCATTAAGCAAAACATCGGGCGTGTATTCGCCGAGCCCATTAAGCTTGCCGAGAATGTGCCTGATCAGCTGCGAGAGTATGCGAAAAACTTCGACCTTGAGGGGACGCGCCTGGACGTATGGGCGCAGGCATTCTTCGGTCTGGCGATGCAGTATGGACTCTCCCACGCGCTGGTGGATTATCCCAGGGTGGACACCGAAAAGGTGAAAACCAAAGCGGAAGAGAAAGCTACCGGCGCGCGCCCCTATGTCACCATGCTCAATCCACGCCAGGTAATTGGCTGGAAGTCGAAAATGGTGGACGGCAAAGTGGTGTTGACTGCGCTGCGTATCAAAGAGGTTGTGGTCGAAGACGGCGACGACTTCGGGCAGACCAAGGTCGAGCAAATACGGCACCTGACACCTGGAAAGGTGGAAATTTACCGCAAGGCCAAAGATGCTGACGGTGCCGCGAACTGGGCGCTATTCGAGGAGTGGCAGACATCCCGCCAGGATATCACTCTGGTCACGCTCTACACCAAGCGCACCGGGTTTATGTGTGGTTCACCTCCATTGCTCAACATGGCCCTGCTGAACATCAAGCATTGGCAGAGCCAGAGCGAGCAGGACAACATTCTGCACGTCGCCAGGGTGCCGTTGCTCACGGTGTTCGGTTTGGAAGAGGGGCAAGAGCTGATAATTGGCTCGTCTTCAGCTACGTCGTTCACTGATCGGCAAAAGCAGGGTCTGGAATACGTCGAGCATACAGGCTCCTCCATCGGTGCTGGTAAAGAGTCGCTGGCAGAACTTGTGGAGCAGATGCGCCAGGCGGGCGCGAAGTTGCTGCGTACAGAGAACACCTCTACCAAATCGGTAGACCAGACCTCTGAAGAGAAAATGCAGGAGCAGTCACCGCTCTACACCATGGCTACCAGCCTTGAAGATGCGATCGACAACATCCTGCAAATCATGGCTGAGTACATCGGCGAGAAAGATGGTGGCAACGTTGATGTTCGCACTGAGCTGGATGTCGAGTCGAAAGAGTTTAACCCGCCTGCGGCGCTGGCTATTCAGTCACTTCGCCAGGGTGGCGACCTCCGCCGTATCGATGCCATTAAGGCGCTGCAAAAGCTCAGTCTGATTGATGCCGATGCAGACCCCGACAAGGTATTGAACGAGTTGCTGGCTGAATCGGCCTCGCTGACAGAACTGCCGCCGGACGAGGTGTGATATGGCCCGCTCCGTCAATGACAGGCTTCAGGACGAAACCATAGCGCACGGGCTTTATGTGAACCGCTACGGTACTGGCGTCGCCCGGCGCATGGTGTCGTTGCTGAACAGGCTGGATGCTGACCTTGCTGCAAAACTGCTGGTGCTGCTGGACGGCAAGCGTGCCGACACCTACAGCGCCCGCCGCCTGGCTTCGCTTCTGGCTGGCGTACGCGACCTGAACCAACAGGCCTACGAACCGGTCAATGATGCGCTGGCGCGGGAACTGACTCGTTACGCTGATTATGAGACCGGGTATCAGTTTGACCTGTTCAGCAGCCTCATTCCCGGCCAGGTGCTTAAGCACGTCCCGCTGCAAAGCATTGCTCCAGAGCAGGTCTACGCCTCTGCGATGGCGCAACCTTTTCAGGGGAGATTGCTGAAAGAGTGGGGCAAGAAACTCGAATCGGATCGGCTGGAAAAAATTACCAGTGCCGTGCGCACCGGATTTCTTCAGGGTGAAACCGTCGAGCAGATTGTGAAGCGGGTCGCCGGCACGCCGCAACTCCACCGCCAGGACGGGGTTATAAATGTTTCACGTCGTGACCTTGCGGTAGTAACCCGCACGGCGGTGAACCATGTGGCCGCTACAGCGCGCCAGGAGTTCGCACAGAGCAACAGCGATATCGTAAAGGCCAAACAGTGGTCTTCAACGCTGGACACTCACACCAGCCAGTGGTGCATCATCCGCGACCGAAAACTCTACTCGCTCGATGGCAAGCCGCTGGGCCATGCAATTCCGTATCTGCGCGGACCCGGCAAAATCCACTTTTGCTGCCGCTCCTGCGAAATCCTGATCACCAAATCGTGGGAAGAGTTACAGATAGCATCAGGCGAACTGAGCAGCGCCACACGCGCTTCGATGGATGGACAGGTGCCATCGCATACCAGCTATGCCGAATGGCTCGTCAGGCAACCGTACGCACGGCAGGAGCAGGTGCTGGGCGTTACTCGCGCGCGGATGCTGCGTGACGGCAAAATCACCGTGCCGGAGATGTTCAATGATGCCGGGGAGTTTCTTACACTGGACGAGCTGCGCCGCGTGGATGCGTCGGCGTTCCAGTAACAAAAAACCAATCAATATCAGGCTGCCTTCGGGTGGCCTTTTTTATGCCTGCCGCTGAGCGGATGCGACGCGGTGACCGGGTCGGATGACCTATTACCAATGGCCGGAAGGCTGGAGCAAAAACAATGAAACTGAAACTTGATGCTAACGGAAATGTGGTCGTTGAAAACGGTATGCCTGTGTACATCCATGATGATGGCAAAGAAATCCCGTTCGACGCAGCCGCAGCGATGACCAAAATCACCTCCCTGAATGGTGAGGCGAAAACGCACCGCGAAGCGAAGGAAGCGGCGGAAGCCAATCTCGCGAAATTCTCTGGCATCACCGACCCGGCCAAGGCGCTCGAAGCCCTGGAGATGATGACCAAAATCGACCAGAAAAAACTGATCGATGCTGGTGCCGTTGACCAGGTAAAGGCGGAGATCACCAAAGTTTTCCAACAGCAGCTGGACGAGGCGAACGGCAAGACCAAGCAGCTGGAAACTCAACTCTACGACGAGATGATCGGCGGCCGCTTCGGTGGCTCTAAGTTCATTTCCGAGAAGATGGCGATCCCGACTGAGTTCGTGCGTTCCTACTTCGGTCAGAACTTCAAAATCGAAGAAGGGAAGGTTGTGGCCTACGACGGCCAGGGCAATAAGGTGTTCTCTCGCACCAAGCCCGGCGAGTTAGCCAGCTTTGATGAGGCCCTGGAGTCTCTGGTCGAGTCGCATCCGCAGAAAGATTACATTCTCAAAGCGTCCGGTAATAGCGGCGGCGGTTCTCACCAGTCGCAGCACCAGGCCGGGCAAAAAACCATGAAACGCGGTGCGTTTGATTCCCTGGATAACGCTGGCAAGCAAGCAGCGCTGAAAGATGGCGTCAGCATCGTCGATTAATCGAGCCAAGCCCATGTTTTTCGGGTTTTGATGTTGTGGATGGTTCTTGCTGATACGCCATAGGCATCAGCCAGTTGGCGCTGTGTGTGGCTGTTGAGCATGAGTCTTATCTCTCGCACCTGATCAACCATAAGCTTGTGGTTCCATTGCGCCTCTCCACGGTTTGATGTCCCGTGAATAACTCGGTCACCCTGGTTTTCCTCTGGCGTTGCCCAATAAAGATGTTTTGGATTAACGCAGCCATCATGACCTTTTCCGCATGTGTGTGCTGATTCATGTCGATCCGTTGGCGGTTCTCCATGAGCGGCAATACACATTGCCCTTGATGCGGTTAGCAGTTTTTCAGTGCCCGCCTCATGAATGCGGCCATATCCATCCTTTTTATTGCGATGAAACGGCCATATTAGACAGTCATCCTCAGCATAGAGCTTGTACTTCTCGATGAAATCCTTAGCGGGTGATGGCACTGACCTGATCTCGAGAGGATCACCAAATCGTTTAAATCTCTGGTAGTGCATTGAGCAGTAGCCGCACTTGCCACCATTGACGCGATTGGCGCTCCGCTCACAATCACTTACGAGGCATTTTTTGAACTCAAAAGGTTTTGAAATTTTTTTGTAAGCAAGGGCGTTGCCATGAATGCGCATACGCTGGTAATGCGCAGAACAATATCCATTACGACCGTGAGATTTGGAGCTTGCGTCCCGATCGCAACCATCAATCAAGCATTTTTTCATTTTTGAATACCATTAATAACTAGTTTAATCCCTAGCTTATCCTCGGATGGGGTGCAGCGCAAGCTCTGGAAAGAGCAATACATATCTCATTAATTTTCATGGAAAATATCTTATGAATACTTTAACTGGTCTGATCCCGACCATCTATACCGCGCTGGACGTAGTGTCCCGCGAGCAAACTGGTTTTATTCCTGCGGTGGCGCGCGACGCGAAAGCGGATGCTGCAGCAAAAGACCAGACCGTACGTGCGCCAGTCGCACCTGCAGCAACCACTGAAGATATTGTCCCTGGTCCTTCAGCGCCTAATTCTGGCGACCAGACCATCGGTGGTGTGGATGTCAAAATCACCAAATCCAAAATGGCCCCGGTGAAATGGAATGGTGAAGAGCAATTGGCTCTGGGCCCGGCTGGTACCTACAACACCATCCTGGCTGACCAGTTCAAGCAGGCTTTCCGCGCTCTGGCGAACGAAGTGGATGCAGACCTCGCTGCGCTGTACCTCAACTCCTCCCGCGCTGTTGGCGCGCCGAAGAATACCCCGTTCAGCATCAAAGACGATCTGACTGATGCTGCGTTGGCGCGTCAAATCCTGACCGATAACGGTGCGCCGACTACTGATTTGCGTATGGTGCTGGGTGGCGAAGCGATGGCATCCATCCGTGGTAAACAGGCCGTACTCTTCAAAGCGAACGAAGCGGGAACCGACCAGCTGCTGCGTGAAGGTGTTATCGGTCGCATCATGGGCTTCAACCTCCACGAATCCTTCAGCATCAAGCGTACCGCGAAAAGCGCTGCTGCTGGCTATAAGGCCAATGGCGCGAAGAAAGAGGGCGATATCATCATCGCTATCTCTGCCGGCACCGGCGGTATTGCTGCTGGTACTGCGGTGAAGTTCGCCGGTGATGACAACCAGTATCTGGTCGTTGCGGCTACGTCTTCCACTATCACTATTAGCGCGCCGGGCCTCCGTCAGGATCTGGCAGATCAGGCTGATGTCACCGTGTTGAGCGAATTCGTACCGAACATGGCGTTTGACCGCGGGGCATTCCTGCTGGCCAGCCGTACCCCGGCGATGCCTGAAGGTGGCGATACTGCTGATGACGTCATGAATGTGACCGACCCGGTATCTGGCATCACCTTCCAGGTGGCGCTGTACCGCCAGTACCGTCAGGTGCGTTATGAAGTGGGTCTAGCATGGGGTGTGGCTGCTGTGGCGCCACGTCATTCCGCCATCATCATGGGTTAACCCAGGGGGCTTCGGCCCCTTTGTTTTTCAGGAGGCCCAATGGCCGGATTAACCAAAGAGCAGCGCGCGCAGCGTGACGCGGAAAAGCTTGCAGATCAGCAGGGTATTGAGCTGGTGGTCATGGTGCGTGACACCCCAGAGTTCCCCGGCGGCCCGCTGAGCGCTGAGGTTCACCATGACGAAGTGGATAACTGGCAGGCGCTGGACTGGCGTCTGGAGGAATAACCATGCTGGTTGCTGATCCCCACTCTCCATACTTTAACAGCTACGCCAGCGCGTCCGACCTGCGGGTCTTTGCCGCCGCGCGCGGATACACCATACCTGCCGAAGATGGCGAGTGTAGCCAGATGCTGATGCAGGCGATGGACTTTCTGGAAGGAAGGACCTGGCGTGGTCAGCGCTCCAGCGCATCTCAGCCTCTATCCTGGCCTCGCTCCGGCGTGCGCTTCGATGGCGTGGACCTGCCGGATGATGCTATTCCACAACGGCTGGTTGATGCTCAATGCCGCCTGGCTATCGAGTCGCAGGAGATTGACCTCACCCCGTCGGTCGCTGGCGGTGGGGCGGTGACGATGGAGCGCGTCGAGGGTGCGGTAACAGTCCAGTATGAGCCGGGAACGAATAAGGCCACTCCTTCATTCCCCTGGTTCTATTCCTCGCTGCGCGGGCTTGTGGTGGGCGGCAACCAGGTCCGGATCGAAAGGGGGTAGCATGGCAATCGACTATCGCCGCATGCGCGCCACGGCAACGCGGCTGCTGACGGAGAACGGCAAAGCCTACCAACTGACTCGCGGCGGAACCACCACCCGCGATCAGTACGGGAAAGAGATTACCACCGAGCCTGTTATCGCGACCGTTACCGGCGTTATCACTGAATACTCCACTCGTGAAATCGACGGCTCTCTGATTGCTACAGGCGATAAGAAGCTGGCGGCCACGTTTGAAACTGAGGTGCGCATCGGTGACATCATTGATATCGACGGCCAAAAGTGGCGCGTGGTACAGCCGAATCCGGTTAAGCCGGCAGACGTGTTGATCTCCTATAACATCCAGCTAAGGACCTGATTATGACCAGTTCCGTAAACCAGCAGTTCCTGGCTGCTATTCAGCTGTTCGTTGATGGCTCAAAGCAGGAGATTGACGAGGCGGTGCGCCGGACTGGTATCAAAATCCTGGGTAGGTTGGTGGAGATGTCACCAGTCGGGCAGCCGGAGACCTGGCAAGTGAACCAAACGGCCTCTGCTTATAATACTGCAGTGCGTGAACATAATGCTGCCCTTCGCGATGATCCTGCCAACCTGACCAAATCGGGACGACTAAAGCGCGGTTTGCGTGTAAACGACTCGATGGAAATCAAAAAGCCTGAGGGTTATGTCGGCGGGCGATTCAAAAACAACTGGTATGTGGGTTTCGACAGCCAGCCGACTCAGTCAAACGATACACCAGATGCTTCCGGCCAGGGCTCAAATTCCCGTGGCATAGCGGTGCTTGAGGTATTCAGAGTGGGCCAGGTCAGCTCGATTTACTTCACCAATAACCTGCCATATGCGGCAGCGCTGGAAAACGGTCATTCCACCCAGGCGCCGGGCGGGATGGTGGGCATTACAGCTATCGACGCGGCGCAGCTGTTCCGTGAGGCAATGAGCGAGGTGCGCAATGGCCGGTGATCAGTCAATGCGAATAGCTGACCTGCTGGAGAGCCGGGTAGCCATAATCTCGGCTTCTCTCGGCTTGCCGATCGCCTGGCCGAATATCGTATTCGATCCACCGGATGCGCCATACGCCCGTGTTTATGTTTTACCTGCACAAACTGTAGGTCAGGACATAGAAGGTGTGATGCGTACCTATCAGGGGATATTGCAGGTAAACATCATTACTCCCGCAGGCTCAGGCGTGAGCCAGGCAAGAGGGCTGGCCCAGTCGGTGGCAGATGCATTCCCTGAAGGACTGCCGCTGGTGGACGGTGATCTGACGGTTTACATCAACGGGCCGCCGCAGGTGAGACAACCCATCCAGGACCGGCCAGCCTCGGCGCCCAACGGGTCCAGTGGCTCCATAACCTACACCATTCCCGTCAGCATGCAGTACCGCGCTGACTACTGACCCGCCAGATGGCGGGTTTTTTATTACCTAAATTCAGGAGAGTGCTATGGCATTCGCAATCCCTAACGGCTCGCGTGTGAACGTGGCCAAGGCCTATCAAGCCCCAATCACCTTTACCGCTGCCTCTAACGCGACGGAATGCGAACTGACCGTTGCATCGGCCTCCGGCATTCTGGCCGGTGACGTAGTTCAGGTGAGTTCCGGCTGGTTAAAGCTCGATAACATGGTGCTGCGCGTAAAATCGGTGACCAGTAATAAAATCGTGCTGGAAGCATTCGATACTACCGACAGCACCAAATTCCCGGCAGGCACTGGCGCGGGCACGCTGCGCAAAATCGACTCATGGATCACCATGCCTCAGGTGATGACACTATCAACTGAAGGTGGTGACCAGCAGACCATCAGCGTGCAGTTCCTGGAAGATGACAAAGCGCGAACCATCCCAACATTTAAAAACGCGGTGGTTCAGGTTTACACCTTTGCACACGACCCTCAACTGGCGATCTACAAACGCCTCATTGACCTGGATGACTCCAGCGACACAACGGCGGTCTGGTTCCATAACCCACGCGGCAAAGCCGATCGTTTCTACTCAGCCAAAGTATCGTTCCAGCGCGTGCCGCGCACGGAAATCAACGCCGTGGAAAGTAACGAGGCGCGCATGAACTTCGAATCGGACATGCAGATTTACCCGATCGCCGATTCATCCGTGACGCCTCTGGCGTTCCTGACTGACCTGCCGGCCACCAAGTCGGTTGCCACAGGTGCAGCGCTGGATCTGGCGGTGGTAATGAAGGGCGGCTCAGCACCTTACACCTACGTATGGAAGAAAGGCAGCACCGCTATTCCGGGCAAAACCGCCTCGACGTTCAACATTCCATCAGTGGCATCCGGAGATGCTGGCGTTTACACCTGTGAAGTCACCGACGCCGCGGGCAAAACCATCACCTCGGCTGCGTGTACTGTCACGGTCAGCTAACCAATCAGGCCCGGTACGCCGGGCTTTTTTTTGGAGTAACCCATGAGCGGAACAATTGAGATCAGTGAGGTTGGGATGACTGTCAATATGGCTGGTGGCGGGAAAATAGTTATCGGCAATTGGGGTGATGGCCCAGTAAATACGGCAGCCGCTCGTCCACCCCTTACCCCGGAAGAGGAGCTTTACGGTCGTGGGCTCTGTCTCCTGCCTGATGGATGGGAAGATCTAAGCGGTGATGGACACTGGCAACATCAACTCACTGAATCTTTGCGTCAACTTTGGCCGTCGTTCAGCAGGGAACAGAAGATGGCTATCGCTTACTCCATCAGCGAACTGTCAGATGAGCTGACGAACATCGCATACGAAGCTTCCTGGTAATAACACACCTGCGCATCGCACGCGCACATCGAAGAAAGTCTTTCAGCTGTGAGCCTGGGCAAACCGTTAACTTTCGGCGGCATTGCCGTGCGACAGGCTCACGTCTAAAAGGAAATATCATGTCTCAGACATATCAAATTTGTGAAGTAACAGTAACGCTCCCGTCCTTAGGAACCATCACTACTGACGGCTCCGGAAACCAGATTAAGCATGGAGATAAATGCCGTGTGCATCTTTATGCCGTCAAACCTGACAGGCACCCCGGAACTATCTTTGATGGGTTCAACGTTGGAGCTATCACCTTTACCGGCTACACAGATTCACCATTCAAACGCTCTCAAAAAATCATGGTGCCAGACGGATATAAATTAGTGGCACTGCGAGTGGATGATGACGGAGTGCCAGCGTCATGGGACAGTCTACCAGTACATTTCACAGGTGGTTTCATCGAGAGCCCTATAGATGAGCCACGAGACGGCATCAATAGCTACTACCCAATTGAAGACTTTAAATGGGGCTGGTTTGTCGATAAATCAGGGCAAGCCTACATCCACGAGGCGCTGATCGGTGATGGCGGATTGTCTACGGGTTATAACGTGAAATTGAACATCAACAATGATGGCAAAGAGCATGCTGCCGGTATGGCCGTTGGAGTAGAAGACGGCCAGAGCAAGGTAGAGTTTAAGGCTGATCGCTTTAATGTGCATGAAGCCGCTTCATCCATCATTGGAAACGCTGTGGTATCAGCCAAGAAGATGAAGATTAAGCTTGGCGATGAAATGACACAGGCCATCATTGATGCTGTACGTGAAAGCGAATTGTTCACGGCAATTCAAGTAAATATCGATGCACAAACAGCCTCACTCACCAGCCTGCAACAAGCGATGCACGATGCAGTAAATGATGCAATCCGCAACGCGCTGAAGCCGGGCGGTCTGCTGTACAAACGATAACACCCCCATCACGCATTCGAATATTCAATCCGCTACGGCGGGTTTTTCTTTTCTAAGGAACCGAAATGACCAAATTTTCTCTGATCCCCAACCCAACTTTTTCTGTGACCGCGAGCATTCCGCGCGCTGGCGCCGAAGACGGCAAGCTGACGTTCACTTTCCGCCATAAAACGCTGGAAGAGCTGCGCTCTATGGACGAAAAGCTGCAAAAGTCGGCTGAAGGTAAAAAGGCTGCTATCGAGCCGCAGGCCGACTACCTCATGGAAATTGTCGAGGGGTGGGCGCTTCCAGATGAGTTCAACCGCGAAAACGTTATTGTTCTCCTGCAAAACTATCCGCGTGCTTTTGACAGCATCGGCATGGCGTACACCAAAGAGCTGATGGGGATTCGCGAAAAAAACTGAGGCAGGTCGCCGCAGCGTTGTATACGCCGGGACCGACGCTCGCGGAGCTGAGCGCTTTTGGTTTGACGCCTGAGGACGTGGAGGAAGAGGTGGGGATCCTGCCCTCTGTGTGGAAGTCTTTCACCATCTTCTCTGCCCTGGCAACCCAGTGGCGCGTCGGAGCGAGCGGGGCCACTGGACTGGATTACAACGTTCTCCCCTGGATGTTCGAGTTACACGGGGTTGAGGATGCGGCGACCTGCATGGCTGATCTTCAGATTATGGAAAGTGAGGCTCTCAAGGTAATGCACAAGGAGACGAAATAATGACTGACCAGATCGCCTCGATTACTTTGCGGGCCGATGTATCCGACCTGAAAACAGCCAGCAATGAACTGGATAGGCTCGGTGAGGCGGCTGCTGGTGCCGTAGATAAAGCCGATGACCTGAATAGTGTGTTCCGCGCTGGTGCTGAATCTGCGAAACAGGGTAGTGAAGGTATCAAGGAGCAGCAGAACGCGCTCAAAGGGTTGCTGGAGAATATCGATCCGGTTACCAAGGCCTTAAACCGCCTGGATGAGCAGCAAGAATCGCTGCGGAAATTCCAGGCCAAAGGTTTCCTGGATACCGATACCTTCCAGGCTTACAACAAAATCCTGGACGACACCCGTCTCAAGCTGACCGACACCGGAGAAGCCGCGGCGCGCGCTCAGGCTGAATTAGCCGCTACCCAGGCGGCAGAAAAGCAGTCCGCAGCGTTAAAGAACCTTCTTGGATCCATCGACCCGACTATCCGCGCGTTCAATTCATTGGATGAACAACACGCACAGCTGGTGGCCCATTTCGAAGCTGGGCGCATTAACGGTGCTCAGTTCGAGCACTTCAACACAATCCTTAACCAGACGCGTGAGCGCCTCTCTGGTGTCGCAGACGTACTACCAGAAGCGCTATCCCGGCAGGAAGATGCTGCCCGGCGCGCAGGCATCTCAGTAGGGCAATACAGCGCTGCGCTGCGCACGCTCCCGGCCCAGATCACTGATATCGCAACCCAGCTGGCTGGTGGACAGTCTCCGTTCCTGATCCTGCTCCAGCAGGGCGGGCAGATAAAGGACTCCTTTGGTGGCTTCGGAGCAATGTTCCAGGCGCTGAAAGATGCGCTGTTTGGATTCAACGAGGATGTTGAGAGAGGGGCTGACGAAGCAACAGAGAGCCTAGGGGATCTTGCTGAAGGGTTTAATGATACGTCCGAAGCAGCTGAAAACCTTAGGAAGGTGAGAGGGATACTTACACCCATAAACCTAGGGATTTTAGGTATCGCTGCCGCTGCGGGGATTCTTTCTTACGCATGGTATCAAGCTTCAAAAGAGGTAGAAAGCCTCAATAAGTCTCTGATCTTGACAGGCAATTATGCGGGAGTAACTGCCGGTCAATTAAGCCAAATGGCAAAAGCTATTGCCGAATCAGGATCAACTCAAAGTGAAGCAGTTGACGCCCTATCAAAGGTAGTAAGCACCGGCAAGTTTCGGGCTTCACAATTGGAAATGGTCACATCAACTGCTCTGGCTATGGAGGAGGCCACTGGAAAATCAATTGATGAAACCATCAAGAATTTTCAAAAGCTTTATTTAGCGCCTACTAAGGCCTCCGAAGAACTAAATTCTTCAATGCATTATTTGACCTCCGCTCAATACGAATATATCTCCTCTCTAGAGCGTCGAGGGGATAGGGAAGGGGCGGCAGAAGCAGCCGCAAAAGCATATAGCCAGGCGGAACAAACTAGAAGTCAGCAGGTACTGGATAATTTGGGGCTTATTGAGCGAGCCGCAAAAGCAACAGGCGATGCGCTGAAAGGCATGTGGGGAGAGCTGCTAAATATCGGCAGGCCAGAAGCTCCAGATGATATGCTTCAACGTATGCAAGCTGATTTAGCTGTCCGTGAGAAAGCATTACTACCTGAGCGAGCACCCGGTGGTTATGGTTATGCCACCAGTTCGGTGGATGATGATTATGATCGTCGGCGCAATGCTCAAATAGCTGCAATAAATGCGCTTAAATCTCAGATCTCTCCTCTTCAGAAGGCAGTGATTTTACAAAACGATATTTCTGCCGCAATCACCAAAGGAAAAGAAGAGGATGAGAAGCGCACCTATTCCCTAATTTATCAAAATCGCATCCTTGAGCAATCAGCAACATGGCAAGAGAAACGCAGTAAAGCCCTTTCTGAATTATGGAAAAATGTCGCACTCGCTCCTGATAAATGGAGTGATCAACAACGCCAACAGGCAGTTGACGCGATAAACAAGCAGTTTCACCCAAATAAAACGCCCAAAACCCCAGCCGTTAAGGTGTCTGCAGGTGATCGCTCAACCGACACTTACAATGCTGAGACTTTAGCTCTGCAAGCGCAGCTAAAAACGCTTCAAGAACATCGTGATATTAACGATGTAATCAGTCAGCAACGTAAGCAGCAATGGGAACTGATATCCAAAATCAGTATTCTCGAGGCAACGGCAAATGATCCAAAAGGCCGTGCGCTTACCATTGATGAGAAGTCACTGCTCGCCAATAAGGATAAACTTCTCGCGCAGGCTGATATTAATGCAGCATTGGGCGATCAGATTGCAAGGCAACAGAAACTGAATTCTCTTGCCGATCAGGCGACCAAATTTGCTCAGCAGCAGGCTGCTAAGCAAGCAGAAATTGATGCGGCAGCTGCGGGGACTTCAACCAGGGAGGCTGAGCGGGCGGCAACACGTCAGCGTTTGTCTGAGACCTATGCCTTCAATCCTGACGCGCAAAAAAAAGTTTTGGCTCAGCAGGAAGAGACATACCGGAAGGAAGACGAACTTCGCAGTAACTGGCAGGCTGGAGCAAAGCGCGGATGGGCTGATTATGCGGATTCTGCAACTAACACATTCGAAGCAATGCGTAACGTTGCTGGATCCACCTTCAGTGGCCTTTCCGACATGCTGACCAGTTTGGTCACAACTGGAACTGCCAGCCTCAAAGAATTCACCAAATCCATGTTAAAGATGATCGCCGAGGTGACCAACCGGTTACTGGTTGCCTATGCAGTACAGGCCGCCATGGGCTGGATAAGCGGTGGCAGTGGTGGTGGCAGTACGCCTGGTGGTGCATATGCAAACGCCGCTGCTGGGGTAACCTTCAACGCTAAAGGTGGCGTCTATGACTCCCCAGGTCTCAGTAAATATGTTAACGGTGTTTACGATACGCCTCAGTATTTCACCTTCCAGGGCGCATCGAAGTTTGCGAAAGGCGGTGTTTTCGCAGAGGCTGGTGAAGAAGCTATCATGCCGCTAACTCGGGATTCTGCGGGGCGTCTCGGTGTGAGGGCGGATGGTGCTGGTGGTTCTGGGCATCAAATCAACGTGGATATCTATGTCGATAACAAAGGTAACGCGACAACAAATACTAGCGGGGGGGGAGATGCGGCAGCCCGGGCGTTAGCGGAGAGGATGAAGCAATACGTACAGGAAGGCATCATCCGAGCCATCAGGGATGATGGGGCTATCGGCGGGACGTTTGTGAAAAAGTAATATCAGCTCATCGCGTTACATTCTCATATCCCCTGGTTATTATTAGAAAAAATATGATAGTCAGGGGATGATTGTGAAAAAAATTATTTGCTTAAGCTTAGCCTGCATCGCACTTGCTGCGTGTAAACCTTCAGAGGAAAAAGCACCACAACTTGGGCAGCAAGAAATTGCAAATGGGTTGATGGACCCGGATAGCGCCAAGTTCAAAATGGTTAGGTTCAACATGGACAAGAACCAGGAGTCCGGGGATGTTGTCAGTGGTTTCGTATGTGGCAGAGTCGCTGGAAAAAATGGGTTTGGTGCGTATGTTGGATATCATCCTTTTTATGTTCATCTAAAGATGACCTCGAAAGGGATGTTTTCGAAAGGCGTGAGTTATGAAGTTGGAGAAAAAGCTATTTATCCCGATGGAAGAGATGAATCGTGGATAGATCTCGACGGAAACTCTTATGCCAGCCGCTGCGGCCCAACCCCTTCGGAGTAATTTGTTTATGGATAATTACTTTGATGATCCTTTGATCGAACCCGCAATCGAGTGGGTTGTTATCAATCAGAAGGTTTCCATATCGGGCATTCAGCGAAATTTTCGAATAGGGTACAACCGGGCAGGACAACTTGTTGAACTAATGGAAAATATCGGCCTTGTATCATCTCAAGGATTTGATGGTAATCGCACAGTGCTCTGCGCAGAACTTGAAATTGGGCTTTCGTTATTCAGGCAATATAAAGATGCTGTTGATGAAGAGCCTGATATGACAAACGTAATTTTGTTTCCTGGTAAGAAATGAACCAAGGCCACGACTAGGCAACCACGCAGTATTACAGCCTCGCATTAGCGAGGCTTTTTTTTGGAGTAAATATGGCGGTTGAAACATACAGCTGGCGCTCGCAGCTCGGTGCTGGGGCGATTGAATATAGTCAAACGGTGCGCGCTGCGCAGTTCGGTGATGGCTATGAGCAGGTTGCTGATAATGGCATTAACTCTACTGCTATTCAGGTGCCAATGAAGCATACCGGCACCGAAACGGAGGTGAACAGTATTCGTGATTTCCTCCTGGCTCATACCGTTAAAGCTTTTATCATCACGCCGCCCGGCGAAGCGAAGGGGCTTTATCGGGTAGTCGCCGATTCCGTACGGAAAAATCAGATCAGCAGCAAGTTTGCTGAGCTGACGTTCACCATCAAACGGGCTTACGGAGTGTATGCATAATGGCATTAGTCGATCAGGCGGCGATGCTGGCACCGGGTGGCAGAGTTCGCCTGGTTGAAGTTGACGCCTCAGAGTTCAGTGGCGGTATTCACCGTTTCCACTACGCACCTTTCCCCCATACACCGGAAGAGATCGACGCTGCCAATGGTGATGAAGAAAAGCTCGGACCAAAGCCAATCGTATTCGGTGGCAATACCTACGATTTTTGGCCGTTTCAGGTAGCAGGCCTGGAGCTTTCAACAGACCAGGCCGCAGAGCCGACACTCAGCGTTTCCAACCTCGACGGTCATATCACGGCGCTATGCCTGCAATTTAAAGACATGGTTAATGCCAAAGTGAGCATTATCGACACCTATTCGGTTTACCTCGATGCCGTGAATTACCATGGTAGGGTGAACTCGACCGCCGACCCGTCGATGTTCACGCTTCAGACCTTCTGGCTTGACACGAAAACCTCCGAAGACGACGAAGTGGTTTCATGGTCACTCAGTAGCCCCGCAGACCTGCAGGGGCTTGTTATTCCAACCAGACAAATCACCTCGCTCTGCGAATGGGCGCTACGCGGGCAGTACCGGAGCGGCGATGGATGCACCTATAACGGTACGGCATATTTCGACGCGAAGGGGAATCAGGTTTCAGATCCTGCCCTTGATGTATGTGGTGGTTGCTTCAGTGACTGCCGTAAACGATTTGGCGCCGGCCTGGCTGAACCTGACGCGGCAATCCTTGATTTTGGTGGCTTCCCGGCAACCGTTCTCTTCACCCGATAACTGGACTAACCCATGAATAAAACCATAATGGCAGCTATCCGGGCGCATGCACTGGATGAATCCCCGCGTGAGTGCTGTGGCTTCGTTATTCAGTCTGGCCGTCGCCAGCGCTACATTCCCGTGCCGAATACGCACGAAAATCCGACAGAACATTTTCGCATCGACGGCGAGCACTGGGCTAACGCCGAAGATATCGGGACGATTATTCGCGTCATCCACTCCCACCCTGGCGACGGTGCCCGGCCTATTCCGTCCGATCTGGACCGACAACAGTGCAATAACTCCGGCGTGGTCTGGGGCATTTACGCGCCGGACAGCGATGAATACGCCGATATAATGCCGGAGGCGGTGCCGCTTATTGGGCGTCCGTTTATCCTGGGCTCGAATGACTGCTGGGGGCTGATTATGGACTGGCACGCCATTCAGGGCGTCACGCTGAACGATTTTCGCGTCGATTACCCATGGTGGGAAAGCCAGTACCCGGACAATCTCTATTTCGAAAACTGGGAGCGGGAAGGGTTTGTCGAATGCGACCCGTCGCCAGGCTGTATGGTCATCATGCAGGTTGAATCCAGTAAGTGGAACCACGCGGGGATCATTACCGAGGAAGGTGAGCTGCTACACCATCTGTACGGGCAGCCATCCTGCATCACGCCGTATGCGCGCGGTTATTTCAAAGACAGGACTATGATCTGCGTCCGTCACAAAGAGCTACCACAGGAGATAAAGCCATGGCGCGTTTAACCACGATTCGATTGTATGGCGCACTGGGCGCCCGGTTCGGGCGCGTGCATAAACTGGCAGTGCAGACATCTGCCGAAGCGGTCAAAGCCCTGTGTATCAACTTCGACGGGCTGGAAGACTATCTGATGAATGCAAAAAAAAATGGCATGACCTTCGCGGTGTTTCGCGGTAAGCGCAACATAGGCGTGCAGGACTTCCAGGAGCTGGCAGGCGATAGCGATATTCGCATAGCGCCAGTTATGGAAGGGGCGAAGAAGGCCGGCATGTTCCAGACAATCCTCGGCGCCGTGATGGTTGTTGCTGGTGTTATTACTGGAGTGGCAACCGGCTGGACGGGCGTTGGCCTAACCTTTGGGGCCGGACTTATCATGTCGGGCGCGTCAATGATGGCCGGCGGTATTTACCAGATGCTTTCGCCCCAGCCCAAAGGGTTACAGGGGCGAGACGACCCTGACAATAAACCCTCTTATGCCTTTGGTGGCTCGGTGAATACCCTTGCGATGGGAAACCCGGTCGCGCTTCTCTATGGCGTCCGTGAGATTGGCGGCGCCATCATCAGCGCTGGCATAGTCGCCGAAGACATCTGATAACTCCTTTCTGAATATCAAGCACCCAGTCGGGTGCTTTTTTTATGGATGTAATATGGAAGCGATCACTGGTGCAAAGGGTGGCAGCCAGAAGCAGCACACACCTGTAGAACAGCCTGATTCGGCGCAGTCAATGGCGCGCTGCCGCATGCTGCTGGCGCTCGGGGAGGGTGAGTTTGCTGGTGGCCTGGATGCGACCCGGATATTCCTGGACGGTACGCCGCTGGGAAACTCAGACGGAACGATGAACTTTGAAAACGTTTCCTGGGAATTTCGGCCAGGAACACAGACCCAGACGCCGATTCCGGGTTTCCCCGCAGTGGAGAACGAAACTACAGTCGGCGTATCGCTGACAAAAGCCACGCCCTGGACGCGCGCGCTGAGCAACACCCAGATTGACGCTGTGCTCGTTCGCATTGGTATTCCGGGTTTGCAGCAGCAGGAAAACGACGCGGATATTGTCGGCACTACCGTAAAGTACCATATCGATCTTGCTGTAGATGGTGGTGCGTTCTCTACGGTCATGACAAGAACCGTCACAGAGAAACTCAGTTCGCTCTATGAACTAACCCACCGTATTAATCTTCCCAAAGCCAGCACTGGCTGGCAAATTCGCGTGGTACGCGACACTGACGACAGCACCAGTCAGATGTTACAGAATAAAACGCAGGTACAGGCAATCACTGAGGTGATTGATGCTCGCCTGCGCTATCCCCATACGGCGCTGCTGTACGTGTCGTTCAACGCAAAGTCATTCAACAACATCCCGAAAATTTCCTGTAAGCCGAAGGGCCGAATCATCCGCATCCCTTCAAATTACGATCCATTAGCCCGGTCCTACAGCGGGGCCTGGGACGGAACGTTTAAGTGGGGCTGGACGAACAACCCTGCGTGGATCTGGTTCGATGTTCTGACCGAGCCGCGTTTTGGTCTGGGCCGCCGCGTCACTGCGGACATGCTGGACAAATGGGAGCTTTACCGCATTGCCCAGCGCTGCGATCAGAAGGTGCCTGACGGCAAAGGCGGCAGCGACACCGAGCCGCGCTTCCTGTTTGACGTTTACATCCAGTCACAGGCCGATGCCTGGCAGGTGATCAAGGATATTGCCGCAGGCTTTAACGGCATGACGTTCTGGGGCAACAACATGTTTAACGTTGTCTCTGACATGCCGGCGGACACGTCGAAGCTTCAGATACTGACGCGCGCCTCGGTAGTGGGTAAACCGGTCTACTCGAGCGGCAGTGAGAAAACCCGCTTTTCAAGCGCGCTGATCAACTTCAGCGACCCGGATAACCATTATCAGGACCGCACCACGGCGGTTATGTTTCCGGACCTGGTTAAACAATTCAAGTTTAAGCAGACGCAAATCACTGCGATCGGCTGTACCCGCGAGAGTGAGGCTCAGCGGCGCGGCGGGTGGGCTGTGTACTCCAACTCACTCGACCGGATTATCACGCTACAGACCGGGCTTGATGGCTATGTCTACGTGCCAGGTACCGTGTTTGCATTTGCCGACGAACGCCTTTCAGGGCGTGTTTATGGCGGGCGTATAACCGGATATAACGCCGGGTTGAAGGCTGTGACAACCGACAGGGGTACCAGCGCAGTTGCGGGCGATACGCTGATGATCCGCACGCAGGGCGGTACCGTTGAAAGCAGGGTGATCCAGGCCGTAAACGGCACGCAGCTGGTGGTGGCCACGCCTTTCACGGCAGAGCCGTTACCGAACGCCATATTCGTTATTGATGCCGGGCAGTTGCGCCTGCAATACTTCCGCGTTACGAACCTGAGATTTGATGATGAAGAAAACACCTTCACAATCACCGGGGCCGAATATAACGCATCAAAATATGATGCGGTCGATAACAATGCCCGCCTGGACACGCCGCCAATCAGTCTGATACCAACCGGCCTCGTAAACCAGCCGACCAACATCGCGGTAGCGAGCTATGACGCAGTGCGCCAGGGGCAGCGAGTGGCTACCCTGACGGCATCCTGGGATGCGCCGGTCGACAAGAACGGCAAACCGCAGGCGGATGTCATAGCCTATCGGGTGCAGTGGAAGCGCGGCGACAATGAGTGGGTTAACGTACCGGAGACCGGTCTTCGCAATATCGAAGTGCCTGGCATTTTCGAGGGTGATTATCTGGTCAGTGTACGCGCGATCAACTCCGGCGGTGCGTCGAGTCTCTGGGCAACTTCCGCGCTTACACACCTGAAGGGACGCGCGGGTGATGTACCCAAACCTGTCGGGCTTAAAGCCTCCGAAGACGTCGTATTCGGAATTAACGTCACCTGGGGATTCCCGGCGAATACCGGCGACACCCTGAGCACTGAGCTGCAATACAGCATTGCCGCTGACGGTTCGAATCCGATGCTTTTGGCATCTGTACCGTATCCGCAGAAACTTTATCAGCAGATGGGGCTGAAGGCAGGGCAGGAATTCTGGTACCAGGCACGGCTTGTTGACAGGATCGGGAATCAGAGCGGATGGACCGACTGGGTGCGAGGACAGGCCAGCATCGACGTTTCCGATATCACCGATGCAATCCTGGAGGACATCAAAAGTTCTGAAGTCTTCAAGGACCTAATTGAGGATGCAGTAGCCAGCAGCGAGAAACTGGCCGAACTTTCTGACGCGATTAAGAAGAACGCCGATGGTCTGGCTGCAGCAGTAGGTTCGAATAAGCAGACAGCAGAAGCAATCATTGGCAACGCCCTGGCTATTGCTGATGTTGTTGTGCGCCAGACTGCGCAGCAGGGGGCTAACTCTGCGAAATTCGAACAGCTCCGGGAGGTGATCGCCACTGAGACGGAAGCGCGCGTCACGGATGTTACTCGCCTTGAGGCAAAAACTGCGCAGAATGAAGCCGGAATTACTGATGTTCGCCAGGCTTTAGCAACGGAAACTGAAGCTCGCGCTTCTGCGGTAAGTCAATTGACGGCTGCCACTCAGGCCGCATCTGACAAAGCTGATTCAGCAGCTGCTGTAGGTGCTCAGAATACAGCATCAATCACTGACCTTAGCCAGGTTGTCACGGACCTCGATTCCTCAATGGCATCACGCCTTGAAGAGCTGGGAGCGAAAACGGACAAGGCCAACGGCGGAATTCAAAACAATGCTATTGCGCTGATCACCAGTACGCTCGCGCAGGTTAACCAGCGCAACCTACTGAGCGTCCAATATGGAGATAACAAAGCCAGTATTGAGCGAGTCGACAATGTGATGGCCGACGCCAGTAAAGCTGTCGCTGAGTCATTGCGCACCTTGGATTCCAGCACCGGTGGAAACACCGCGAATGTCACTGACTTGTCAAAGACGCTCGCTGACTTCACTCAGGTGTCTGCTACGCAAATCAACTCGCTGAAGGTCACGGTTAACGGTCAGTCTGCGGCTATTATCCAGAACAGCCAGTTATCAGCGGACATCAATAACAACCTGAATGCGATGTACAGCATCAAGGTCGCTGTTGATTCTAATGGTAATCAGTATGCAGCAGGGATGGGGATTGGTGTTCAGAATACGCCGTCCGGCATGCAATCACAGGTACTGTTTGTGGCTGACCGATTCGCTGTAATGGCGCAGGCTGGCGGTACAGTTACGCTGCCATTTGTGATCCAGAACGGGCAGACCTTCATCCGGGATACGTTCATCCAGGACGGTACCATCAGCAATGCCAAAATCGGCAGCTATATTCAGTCTTCAACCTGGGACGGAACCGGGAACGTTGGCTGGCACATCAACAAGTCGGGATATGCCACATTCAACAACGTGACGGTTCGTGGCTCCATTTATGCAACCAACGGTAATTTTTCATTTAACGGATCCGGTAATACCACAGTCATTAATGGCAACGGCGTCACCATCAATATTCCGGGCGGTGGCCGGATCGTACTTGGGACATGGTGATAATATGCCGACAGGGTTATTGATAGAGCTGAACGACGGTGGAAAACGAATGGAGATAACGGCGGGCCTGCGGTGCCCGTCATTTGGAGCAAGTTTTGACAGTGGCTATCAGAAAGCGAAGTACGCGGATATTTCCGGTTATGTATCCGGTTCGCAGGTGTTGTTTATCCCGCACGCGACGGCTTATCTTGATTCAGGTCTGCTTCATAAAATGAACTCGGTCACCATATCGGGAGCGCGAGTCACGCAGAACTCAACGATGAAAGACAACAGTATCAGCGAACGAGAAAGCACGTACACGTTTCCCGGAAGCCTCTGGCAGATATTTCCGACGGGCCAGCGTAGTGGTGTGGGCTTGCTCATAAGCGACAGCACAGACTTCACTTCAATAACTAATGCAACTCAATCAGGGCAGTGTATCTGGAAAGGTACTGTGAATGTTCCAACCGGGGGCTGGGCGGTTCCGACGATAGCAGGTTATGACAAGTCGAAATATATCGTTTTCGGACGCTGTAATAGCGGTAATACGATTGACTTCGACGGCAACACAGTAAGATTCTTCAGTCCTCCGTCAACTAATGATGACGCTCCGACAACCGGCACGATAGACATCGTTATCTTCGCCAGTGGTGTGACGCCGCAGCCGGGAACGGGGCTAAACATCTTCAATGCAGCCGGGGCCTGTACGTTTTCAACTACAAAGCGACCTTTCGTATACCTCAATCAACTCTGGTCACCTTCCACAAGTGCCGTGAGCATCGGCAGCGGCTATGTACCGCTGGGCAGATTTGGTCTGATGATTCATATGGTAAATGGCATGTACGTGTATCGGATGTTCGGAATAAAGATACAGAACGGTAGCGCTTCAGTTCAGGGCGGGAAATACCTTGGACGCGAGCAGTATGCCATATTCGGTAATAACACGATTACTCCGCTCAGCCTTCCCGTCTTGCCTGATATGTACGTCTGAATTAACTGTCTATTCAAATCAACCTCGCTCCGGCGGGGTTTTTTATTGTCTGGAGATAATATGATTTATACCACTGGCACTATTGCCATCAGCGGAAATACCCTTACAGGTACGGGAACAAACTTCACTGCAGCTGGCTCGCTGATTCGTAACGGCTGTACCGTCATCGCACTGACCAGCCCCGCTCAGGTATTCCAGATCACTGCTATCGGCGGGGCAACAAGTCTCACAGTGACTCCTGCGGCAAGTCCTGCAATACCGGCGGGAACGAAGTATTCCATTTTGCTAAGCGACAGCCTGAGCGTGGATGGCCTGGCGCAGGACATTGCTGAAACCTTCACGATGTACCAGCGCTACATGAGCGGTTTCGCTGATGTGATGAACGGTACTACAGACGTCACTATCACGATTAACGGTGTGGCCGTTACCGTACCGGGCCAGAAATCACTGGCGAAGAAAGGGGCTAACAGCGATATAACCAGCCTAAGCGGCCTGACTACCGCACTCAGTATCAGCCAGGGCGGAACAGGTGCGAAAAATGCGGCAGACGCCCGCACAAACTTCGGGCTCGGAACCGCAGCACTCAAGAATTATGTAAGCGGCACGAAAGATGATGTGATGCTTCAGGGTTACGGCAATTTAGTAGTTTTATCGCAGTACAACCCGGGCCTACCGCTCTTGCAAACGGGAGTGTATGGAGAATCGTCGCCCGCCGGATGGAAACCAACTACTGCGGGCAGTGGATTCGTTTCGGGTTATGATAGTGTTCGCCGCCAGCAATATTGGATAAGCACTCAGGGAGGTTTCTACGTACGGCACATTGAGGACGCTGCCTATAATATTAGTGCGACCACTTACCCCTGGACGCAGATACAGGCCGTCGGCACATCAGACATCAACTTTAAAAAAGATATCACTGAACTTGATACGGAAATCGCGCTGGCAAACATCGATGCGATGGAGTTCGTATCGTTCAGGTATAAGGATGACGACAGTGAAGCAGTACGCCGTGGTGTAATCGCGCAGCAAATTGAAAAGATTGACCCGGAATACGTTCACAGCGCCGAGGGAGTGGGCAAAATGACCCTTGACCTTAACCCATTGCTTATGGATGCCCTTGCAGCCATAAAGGCACTTAACGCAAAGGTAGCAGAACTTAGTAAACAGGTTGATGAGCTAAAACAGGGTGGAGCTTGATATACCTGAAGACAGCATATTGAAACGCTTTGCTAAGAAAACCGCCGCCCGTCTTAAGAAAGAACGGGCGGCGGCTGGTTGCTCAGTGTTCATGCCCGAGCAAACGCGGGGAATATTACACGATAGATAGTTAAAGCCCAACCTGGCGAACAGCAGGAGACTCAGAGGTCAGCCACATGTCAGAATCTTCAAACATCTCCTCCAGCATGCGGTTCAGTTTTTCCCGATCGCTTTTGCTGGCGTCGCTATTCAGGCCGTTTGCCTGCATCGGCTTCACCTTCACTTCGGCATCAGGGAAAATCTGATGCACCCGCTTCGTCAGCTCTGCCAGTATGATTTCTCTGGCCCCTTCGAGCCCTTCAACATTTCGCTTGTCATAAACCAGTTCAACAAACATACCGATCCCCTCTTAAGTGAAAATTGCCTGTGCTTGATCTGTTTTCATAAAAATACTACTGTATATGCATACAGTCAATGTGCGAGTGAGGGTTAGTTCATGCCTCGTCAACCGGATATTCGTGCTGCTTTTATTGCGGCCATACAGCAAAACCAGAAGGGCTATCTCTGCCTGCATACAGACAAATTCATCGCCGAACTGCAGGATAGGCACTGGCATTTCAGCCAGGAGGATGCAAATTCATGGATCGAGCGATACCAGCCGGACTTCGCCGATAAGACAACAAACGGAAGTGAGAACCGATACTGGATCCTGCGTAACATGGGGAGGGTACACTGATGGGATTTCCTTCACCGGCGGCTGATTTCGTAGCACCGCGTTTATCTCCGGAAATTATCTGCGGGATCGGCATGGACAGCCGCATCCTCGAAACCTCGTCTGGCTTTGTGGTTATCGAGCCGTGCACCAGACTGGTACAGAATCAGGTTCTGCTAATCCTCAGCGGCGGACGGACTCAGTTTGCCAGGGTCATGGGCAGGGCGCTGATTTGTGATGATGGTGAAGCGATAGAGGGGGAGGCTGCGGAAGAGGTTGAGGTGATGGGGCGGGTGACATTCTTCATCAACAGCGTGATGCAGGATGACAGGGTGGTGTGATGGGGCATGGGTGGGGCATAAAGTTACCGCGAAACGACGTTAGTTCATTGCAAATGACAAATCGTATCGCGGCAACATAGCAGAAGTTACCGCACATCAATCCAACATCAAGCCACCTCGTTAAAAGACTTAATAGTCTCCAGATGAAGATTGCCTGCAGTACGGGGGTACCGAGGAACGGGATCAGGGTAATGACGTCTTTACTGCTCAGTGAGCTACCGATCCCGAGCATGATCCCACAGAACGAGAGGAGTGCCACAGGCAGCATAAAGGTTTTACCCAATTGCTGGAAAAACTCCCACAGCGATATTTTTTGTGCTGCTTTCGCCGTCAT